AGTCGTCGATCACGCCAAGAGTCCGCAGCCCCAGGGCGTCGATCTTGAGCAGGTTGAGATACTCAGAGTCAGGCTTATCGAGTTGGGCAACGCCTTCAGCGTTCACGGTGCAATAGTCTGTGATAGGATCATTACAGACCAGGATGCCAGCGGCGTGAACCCCGGCGTGAGAATAGTGAAGTTCCAGGTCAGCCATGCAACGAGCGGCCTCAGAACGACGCTCAACAAAGGCCAGCCCAGGCGTCGTGCCATCGAACGTATCCTGCAGCCCCTTGCCATAACGCTCATCGCCGGATGAGTAGGTGATCAAGGCGGTCTTGATGCCGTCCGTTTCGAACATTGGTATGCGAAACTTTTTGCCAACCTGCGCCATAACGGACGCGGCCTGCAGGGTGTTGATGTTCCCTAGCTTACAGACGTTCGACACGCTGTACTTCTCGCGCAGATAGTCAAAGACCATGTAGCGCTTGGTGTCGGCAAAGTCGATGTCGATGTCAGGGAAGTCGGCGCGGCTAACGTCGATGAAACGGAAAAACAAGAGGTCATAAGGTATCGGGTCAACCTCGGTGATATCCATGACGTAACAAACCAGAGAGCCTGCCGCTGACCCACGCGCCGGACCAACCAGCATGTGCTTCTTGGCGTACCGGACCAAGTCAGCCACTACAAAGAAGTATGCCTGGAATTCCTTTCGCTCAATCTGGAAAATTTCCTCCAGCAAGCGAGCCTCATAAACGTCTGTCCATTCGGCGATGTGGCCGCGAGCAAGACGGCTGGCCTGGCCTTCTCGACACAAGGTAAGCAGATCGCCTTCCATGTGAATCATCGGTGCCTTGCTGAGAGTTTGCTTGCCAAGTCGCTCGGCCAACAAGCGAGCGTTATTCTCTGCCTGGAACAATTCTTCATCGGTCGCTACGATTGTGAGGCCATCCCAGTACACATCCTTTGACTCGATAGTCCGCAGGCCAACAGAGTCGCGGACCTCCCAGGCATAAGCAAAATCCTGATCATCGACTGACGGCATGTCGTTGTAGCCGGTCAACAGCAGCGGTACGCCTTCTGCCCGCGAGCGTAGGACGCCTGCATGTGCCAGGAGTAAGGACGACGGGTTGACGTCGATAAAGTCGTACTGGCCATGTTCTAGGGCGTGCAGGGCACCGCCTGGGAACTTGATCACGCCCTCTAGCGATCCGAACTCTTCAGGAGTCAGCCCGCCATTCTGGACACACTTTGAAGTCGCCCGATAGAACGCCTTCAGATCCTCGGCCAAAATCCAAGCTCGCGGCTTGTACTTGGACTCGACAGGTTCGCCATCTACATCGTCCAACTGGATGATGGGAATCTCCATCCCAAAGATTGGACTGACGCCTTTCTTTGCACACTCCTTTTCAAAACGGACATGCCCAAAGGTATTGTTGTCCACGATGGCCGCGACTGTGCCACCAAGCTCCAGGATGCGATCACACACCTGATCCATGCGGCCATACGCTGAACGAAAGGACATGCCTGTGCGAACGCGAAGTTGTGGAAAGCTCATGCTGTTACTCCCAAAGCGCGATACATGCCGATGGCCTGGCAAAGTGCGTGAAGCATCTCAACGTCGTCCATGGCCCTGTGCTTCTGGACGTAAGGGCCGACGTACATCTCATACAGAACATTCATTTTCATGCCCTGTCCGAAACCGTGAAAGGTCTGCTCAACGGTGCAGATGTTGTGTGATGGAAAGTCTATGTCGGCAAGAGTGAAGCCGAACCGCTTCAGGTCATAGCGCAGCATGTCGCGGTCGAAGGAATGGTTGTGGGCCAACGAGAAGTCTGCCTGGCCAAAGAATCGTTTCAGATCATGAAGGTACTCACCAAGCTCGGCACAGTCCGCAAGATCATCATCAGTCAATCCGGTGATCTTGGTGATGATGGCCTCCAGAGGGATGCCTGGATCACACTTGAATTCCAAACGGTCCAAAATCTCGATACCGTCCGTCAGGACGCCTGCGAACTCGATGATGCGAGGCTGGATTTTGTCTTCTGCCTTGGGGTGCGCGGTCAGTCCGGTGGTTTCAGTATCGAACAAAATTGCGAGGGGGCGTTTCATGCAAACTCCGATGCTAGTCTATTAGACAAACCCGGCTCACTATGGGCCGGGTTGCTATTTGGTTGGAGCGCCTTGCGATCCCTTATGGGATTTTGATGTCGTGGCCGTCAACGAGCGATACGGCCTGGGCAGAGTATACCGCCAAATCGTGCGCCGAGTCTTCATGCTTCAGACCAGTAGATGCGAAACGTACAAGCTTGCCCACCATGTGTCCGACCGCATGGAACATCTGATGGTCCTCAGACGTATTCAGCGTGATACCGCCTGGGAAAAGGATAGCCATGATGTCGCCGTTTTTGACGTGAGTCTGGCCATATTGAGCCCTGCGGCTATCGAACGTCGCCAGACCTTCGCGCAAAACGTCACCGGCATCGCGTTGACGACTAGGCGGACCTGGCTGTTTTTGTACCGGGCCATCAGCAGTTGGGCTGAGGACGCAGTTGCGAAAGCTCGACTTCAACTCGCAATGCGCGTGGTCAAGCTGGAACGTGGGGATGCCCAGCTTGCGATATGCATCACACACATCAGACCTGTCATCGAATGCCGCGACAACTTGAATTCCCATGTGGCGGGCGTGCGCCATTACGTGGTGTGCAAGTTCAGTTTTCAGATCTGGGCTGGATTGGTCACTCTCATTCGGACGCATCCACAAGATGTAATCATCAGCCTCTGCCAGCTCAAAGTTGCTGTAGATGCTCTTGACAGTAGCATCCATCGTGTAGAGGGGGCGCGCCGTGATAAATGCGACAAACAAGCGATTATCAACGGCATCCTTCAAACGCTCATATCCGATCTGGAGCGCCTGGTCATCGATGATGCCGTCGTGATAATGGCGGAATTGGTCATGGCCTGACAGCGTCATGTCGATGCGACCACGACGCCATGCATCGTCCATGACACAGCCGTCAAGATCGAAAATGACGATGCCTTTGTAGCCTTTGGGATTGTTACTTTTCATGATGGCGTACCCTTACAGGTCAGATGGGCTGAGGATTGGCGACGGCGAATCATCGACTGTGATCATCAGGCTCTTGCCGGCTGTCTCAATCTCGATGCTCTCATTCAACACGGATAGCTCATGCTGAAGTCCGCCGTCCGTGTACACAGTCACCTTCGCGACTTCGCCGACAATCTTGAGCTTCAGTTTCATTACATGGACTTCCCGTTGTTGGCAATTGGGTTGGCTTCAGCTTTGGCATTCGACCAGAAGAAAACGCGCAGATCTTCCTTTTCCTTTTCCAGATCCATCCACTTGCGGAAAAATGGGCATTGGTACACGACTGGCGCGCCGATGAGCTGGTCAGTAGGATCGCGCATATCCTTGCCGCCCCAGCGAGGGAATGCGCATTGGCCGGTAGCGACGCAGGCGACCTGTAAGAGCGAGTCTGCCCAAGGGTGAACGGCTAAAACAGCGCTACGGGCCAGCCTGAAGGCGTCCTGGTACTCGCCCTGGGTACGGGCGCACAGGCGGTTCTTGGACATGTCACTCAAGGTGCGCAGGTTGAACTTTGCCTGGATCTTGGTTTCCATGTTCGATGGAACGATGGCGCGTGCGTCCTGGAGTTGCGCGCCAGCGGCCATGAGCATCTTGTAGTTGTTGTCTGCGTCGGCGATGGCGTCATACCACAAAGTGGCCAACACCTCGTTATCCTTGAACGCATCAGGCATGACGACTGGCTGGCCGGACAACTCGATGGCGCGGCCAGTCTCCTGCTGATACGCGCCGGTGCGGGTACGGACCAGCTGATGGGTGAAGTTTTTGCTGACACCTTCCAGCTCGAAAATGTAGTCCACGAACTCGAAAGGGCTGCGGATGGTATCCAGCATGTAGCGCCAATGGTCGAGCTTTTCAGCCTCGGTCATCGTTTCAGGATCGGCGCCGCGCATACGGGCGGACTTGGTGCCCAGGAGCAAGTTCCAGGCATTTGGGGTATGGCTGATCAGTGTGACTTTCACAGGCTATCGCTCACAGCAGCGTTAACGAACTCGACCAGAGTTTCCAGGTCCATGTGACCATCCATCGCCAGCAAGGTGGCAGCAGTCAGCGTACCCTTCATGGCCGCGAGCTTGAGCACAGCAGCGTTGGCACGCTCGGTCTCAGCATCCAGTTTTTGATACACTTCTTCTTTGGTTAAACGAGCCATCTGCCAATCTCCAGATTTATTGTTTCAGTAAGGATGGATTGATTATACCTAGATCAATCCATCCAGTAAAGCACTATTACTCGCTGCGGATCAACGAACGCGTGTACGCACTCGCGCCAATCAGACGTTCGATACGGCCAAGGTCGGATACCACGTCATCCAGAAGGATGTTGCGCCAGGTGGCAAATCGCCCCAGCGAATAGATGTTGTGAGCGTTCGTCAGCTCGTGCATCAGCGCCTCGCGGTCAGCCTTTGGCATATCAACAATCTTGCCGAATGGCTGCGTGGTTCTGGACACAGTTGCAAGATCCAGCTGGGACTCGAACAGGCCGAAGGCGAACAGAACCGTCTCCAACGTCTCATGGTAGTAGGAGTTGCGGCCGTTCTCCTTGCCAAGCACCTCGATGATGAGTGTGTCGCCTGTGATGGATGCACGGAACAGGTTGGTGTTGGGATCTGGGAAGTAGATGGTCTGATAGACATCAGACGGGCAACGCAGCTTGACGCGAGTAACGCTGATGTCAGACTTGGAGAATGGGAAATCAGCGCCATGGTCGATGCCCGCAGCCGCGAGGTTGACGGACATCGGAGCGGTGCTGATCACCGTCGCAGCCGGGGAGTTATCCAGCCATTCGCGGCTGAACGATGTCCCCCAGTTGATGCGACCGGCGTGACGCGCAACCAGCTGGTCATAGAAGTCGTCCGGTGCGATGAAGCGCTGTACCGGTGCCAGGTTGGTGATGGAGCGCCCGGTGACACCGCCAGACACTTTATAGGCGTAGTTGTTTGCGTCGCGAATAGAGCACGACTCAGCGAACTTACCGCCTGAGTAGATGTTCTTGGTGACCGTAACCTGCTTGAACGGGATGCCAGTCAGCGCGGCCACGTCAGTCGTGCGGAATCGCAGCAGCGCTTGGTGAGAAGCGCCAGGGCCGGGGGCAGCATCAAAGATCGCAGCATCAGGAAAGTGACAGGCTGCGATGAGACCGGCCAGGCCGGCACCGACGATAACAGTGGACATATGGAACACCTCAGTGGATAGCAAATGTATGGAGTAAGCTGATATTATACGCCGAATTGCAGGCAAAGAAAAGCCCTCAATTGAGGGCTGGTCTCATGTTACGGTCGAATTACTCGCCTTGTTCTTGGCCTTCCTGGCCTTCGACTTCCGGGTCAACTTGGTTGGCGGGATCGACTTCCGGGTCAACAGGAGCGCCTTCGATGGCCAGGAAGTCAACGTGGCCCATTTCTTCCAGCTTGGCCAGGAAGCTGCGAACGTTCGCGCCGAACAGGAATGGCTTGACGACTTCGCCGAACTCGGCAATGTTTACCGATTCGCCCACTTCACAGTTGGCCTGGATCGACTGCAGAACCTTGCCGCGAGTGGACAGAGCTTGCGGGGTGCTCAGACCGGCGCCGGTGTAAACGAAGTGGGTAGCACGGCTGCGACGACCACTGGACGACTTGGTAGCCTCTTTGCGAGCGGCCAGTGCCAGGCGGTTGGTTTCGGCTTCATCCTTGCGCAGTTGCTTTTTGGCAGCAATTTCCAGCTGACGGGCTTCGACGGCAGCAGCGCGCTCATTGATGCGAGCCTGCTTCTGGTCTTCTTTTTCTTTCAGCTTGGCAGCGGCATTGGCTTCTTTTTCAGCAGCGCCTTCCAGTGCCTTGGTTTCTTTGGCCAGCAGCTTTTCAGCAGCTTTGGCAGTCTTCTTGACATCGCGCTCATCGGCAGCGGCTTTGGCCTTCGCTTCACGGACGACAGCAGCTTCAGCAGCCTTTTCGTCACGGGCAGTCTGTTTGGCCAGTGCTTCGGCAGCCTTTTTGTCAGCCTTTTCTTTGGCCTTCAGTTCAGCAGCAGCTTCATCGGCGATTTTCTTGTCAGCCTTTTCCTGCGCCTTGATTTGATCGGCGATGAGTTTGGCTGCGGCTTTTTCTTCTTTGGTCGGTGCTACCGGGGCGTTGGACTGTTCAGTGTTCATGTAAATCTCCAGGATTCAAATATTTAAGTTTAAGATCTGGGCTCTTGCCCCGTGCTGAGAAGTATATCGAACTTATATTGATTAGGGAACTAATTAATCATGCGATACCCGAAATAAAATAAATTCCGAGTATCGCAACTTGCAACGGAACTTAACCGTACATATTAGATCGGCGCTCAGGGTAGCGACGTATGGACAAGTATTCAATAGCGCGAGTAACACCAGTATACATCAGCTGGTGATAAGGTACTCCGCGCAATAGTTCCTCGATGATGAGCACTCGCAGCCATTCACTACCCTGGGACTTGTGGATGGTCAGGCAGAAGCCATAGTCAAAGCCGCCTGTGCACTTGTAAGAGTCTTCACGAGTTTGGAAGTCTTCAGAGAAGCAACTAGGGTTGAACTTGGCATACCGCTCTTTGCCGTCCGTCAGCGACTTGAGGATGACATATTCCATCCCAGGCGCATCATCGCTGTCCTCAGACCCTTCTGGGATGTCCTCATATCGAATGACGATGCCTTGCTCACCGTTCATTATGTTGTAGCCGTGCTGGTTGAAAGTGCACACGACCTTCTCACCAACTTGCGGACGCATATCAGTAAAGCCCAACAACTTGCGAATGCGAGCGTTATAGGATTTGCGCGTGTTGTTGTATGAGCACAATACCACGGCATCTTCGCCGGTAAAGGTCAACAACTCCTCATCGCCTATTACGCCGTCCCTAACACTTACGTCATCGTACTCGCGTGGAGGCAGACGTTTACCCTGGCGAATCCACATCGAGCCCTTAACAATGTTACCGGCGTTCCGTTCGATGGTTTCGAGGGTGTAGTCAGCGCTCTCTGGCGTGAAGTAGACTGCGGCCTTCACCGGTGGGATTTGGCCTGGGTCGCCGAGTGCCAGAATTGGGATTCGATGGGAGGTCAGCTTGTCAGTATCATAGACGCCTACCATGGATGCTTCATCGAGCACGACCAGCTTGACGCCATCATCATCCAGAGCGCCTTTGGCAACAAAGATAATCTCGCCATCATCATCCTCGCCACGAACGTTGTAGATGAACTGGTGCATCGTCTTGGCGCCTGGGCAGCCCTTTTGCCGCAGACGGCTGGTGGCCTTCCCGGTCGGCGCGATGAACATCGTGCGGTCCATAGTAGCGCACAACGTCGCGATGATCTTGGCAATAGTCGTCTTCCCAGTACCGGCATAGCCTGCCAGGAAAAAGATTTGCTTTCGATGCTTTCGCGCCACCCAGCCACGATACCAGGCGACCGCCAGATTGATGGCCTCCACCTGTTGGTCGTTGATCGTCGGGAAGTCGAAAGTTTCAGCCAGATATTCTTTGGTGAATAATTGAGTCACTTGAGATCCTTTGCGCAGACTGGCTGCGGCATCGCACGCACCACAGGGATGATTTGGACGGTGTCGAGCTTCAGCCGCCACTTGGCATCAGGAGTCGAGAAGCCGTCAGACTTGCGGAACATGGTGCCCAGCTCATCAATCCAATAGAGCTTGGTCTGTCGGATTCTGGTCAGGCGACCAACCCCACCGACGCGCCGTGCGAACATTACTACGCTGCCGACGTGGGTCAGTCGATGGGCGTAGGACGCGCCTGCGCCGGGTGGAGTGTTGATAGAGCCAAGCATGAGCCGGGGAAAGTCTTCACCAGTAGTCGCGGCTCGCCCGTCCTTGAATCGCCACCGATTGCGGTCTGTGTCAATCCAATGTTTCGAGCCGCGCTTGAGAGCGACCGGCATTCGCTTGCCGTTCCTATAAAGGACGGTTCCGCTGTAAACAAACTTGTTCATGTCCTGCTGTCCTGTTTGAAGGAGGGCATTGGTGCCTATTGCTACGGCGCTATTATAGGCTCAGGTCTGGCGCAAAAGGAAGCTATTTAAGACGTGAGTAGACTTATTCACCAGAGTGGCGAATAATAAGCCATCACCAACCGTAACACAAAGAGTACATCCAGAATGAGCATTGACAAATTAGACCCAGCAGCCGTAGATGCGGGCAAGGTAATTGTGTTGCATCGTATCGGCATGGAGCTGCTTGGCGCCATCGACGAATACATTGCGCTGCCGTGCGACAGTCTGAAGACTGCCATGCGTGTGACCGCCAACCGATACCGCCAACGTCTGCTCGACAACGCACCAAACTCCAAGCGATTCGCGGCCCTGATCACGCAGACGGACCTCTTGTTCAACGAGACGGCCCCTATCTACGTTAACGCTGGACGACGCCTCTGCGCGCTCCTACGCCGTGAGGCTGGGGCTGAAGAGGGTGGCGAGTCCCATGCCGTCGCGGTGCTCATCTATATGCGCAAGTGCCTGGAGGCTGAAGTGGATCGCCTCAAGCTGTACCCGAGAATGGATCCGTCACGAGCCAAGGCTGATGTCAGCCTGATGCTCAAGATTGACTCGCACGGGGCGTCCGGCACAGAAGGCCAGAAGGTTGTCCACATCATCTTCTCAGAGGGCTGCCCACCAGGCCGCGGCCGCAGCTGGCTTGAGAAGTTGTTCAAGGATGTGACGCGACTTTCCAAAGAGGCACATCGCCTGGTCGCTGAGCGTAACAAGGCTCCTTACTCTGAGTGTCCTTATCCAAGTCTTGAAGTTGAGTCGCCTGACTACACCGCCGACCGATTCCCAGGCCCATCACGCGAGAACTATTAATGACTCCATTACAGATCGCAGAGAAGTTCCTGATGGAGCTTCAAAGCTCCATCCCGGACACAGAGCGAGTCATGGCCGGTTACGCGACTGAGGCGACCGTACAGACGGACGCCGAAGGCAAAAAGATGAATGCCGGTTGGTGGCCGACTCCTTGGAAGTTGGACAAGTTCATCAACGAGCGGGCAAACTGCTATGCTTGTATTTCATCATCCATTAAGACGCCCAACCCAAAGACTGGCGTGATGCGGTACTGGCGCGGTGAGGCTTGCTTCGGCCACGGCCTGGCCTTGATGGTGGATGACATCGGCGACGGCCAGGGCAGCAAAGGCGGATTGGGACTCGACTACTTTGATGCGATATTGCCGCCGACTGTGACTGTGGAGACTTCGCCTGGTAACTATCAGCTGTGGTACTTCTTTGACCAGCCGGTCGAGTCGTTGGTTGAGTTCAAGTCGCTGCTGAATTGTTTCGTCGCGCACGTCCTAAAGAAGGGCGGTGACAACACGATCAAGGACATCAGCCGGTATGGGCGTATGCCGATTGGCATCAACAACAAGCGACTTGAAGATGGCACGCTCAAGTACAAGCTGGAGGGTGGCAAGCCGTTCGTGGTTCGCATCACACAGGCCAACTATGACCTGCGATACTCGCCAGAGGACATTAGCACGTCGTTCGGGTTCACCATCAACATTCCGGTCAAGCCAGTCCACGACATCAACCCAGAGGACTATAAGTTTGACGCTGTATGGCTTCGCATCGCCGACTACGTGTGCAGCAAGGCGAAGATGGGCGAAGGATCCAACGGTGAAGTCGCGGCCAACCAGTCTGGTAAGTATCGCATTCGCTGCCCGTGGGGTCATGAGCACTCCAACGGTGATCCATATGGGGCGTATTTCCGTGGGCCCATTCCCGGCGCTGAGCATGAGTATGTGTTCGGTTGCGCGCATGACGGCTGTCGAAAGGAGGCGCGCCGGACCTGGGCTGTATTCGTCGATGAGATTGTCATGCCGTATATTGAGATGCGGCTGGAGAAGGTAAACTGCGAAGTGGCCGGTGTAACTTTCGATCCAAACAAGCACTAGACTTCTGCGCCTCAGTTCGGTATATTTGCTGGGCTGAGGCAAAACGCTCTCATAACTGGAGTAACAAAATGAACATCACCATCGTATTTGGCAACACCTCCGAAGTCGCCGCGCTTCCCATGCCTATTGTTATCGCCACCCTTCAGGCCGACCTGATGATCAGTACTGATCAGATGTCCAGCAAGTTCATCGGCGACTTGCTTGAGGCGCACGGCCCGGTACTTGAAGGCCACATCCTGATCGTCACGACTGACCTGTCCATCAACGGTCGATACCTGTCTGAGTGGGCTGCCCAGTTCCCACAGATCACGTCCATCCGCCACGCTGCGAACTGGCACGACCAATACAAGGCCATGCGCGGGCCTGCTGCGGCATTCCAACATCATGGCGAAAACGTGACCATCGAAGTTGATGGCGTGAAGTTTGATGCCTATGAAGAGTCTGAGTCAGTCAGCGAGAATGATCCAAATGTTCGCGATGGATTGACCTTCGGCGACCTCAAGGCGACTACAATTTCGATGGACGCAGACCCAAAAGAAGTTGCTAGATTTAACGAGCAGTTCAAGCGCTGGGCTGCCGAGAAGTTGTTGCCGCGATCCGTCATCATGTCGGCAATTCACAAGTTCAGCAATCCACCTGTTGTCTACCATGATGAAGCGACTCAGCTCAAACACCGGCAGTTTGACAATGCGTTGTTCCGTCGCATGGTACGCACCAATGGCGAAGACATCGTCAATGTGAAGGGAATCTAATTCAGTACACTTGATAGACCTCGCGGCGTATTCAGGAGATAATCCGCCTCCACCCCGGAACTAAACCAAACGGCAGGTGTCGCACAACGCCGACACCCAACAGAGAGTAGCGCATGAACAAGCAGTCACTTTTCCTGAACATTTTCCAAGCAACGTCGGACGTGTGTGGTGGAGCAGCTATTACGCCACACCTTGAGTTCGATTTGCCGTTAGAAGTCCATGTTGGCCGCAACTCAAAGAATGGGGCAATTTCCCATATCACTCTTGAGTTTGCCGGCATTCGCGCCCGGTTCCTCTGCTCCATCCTCTTCAACGGCTCAGGTCCGCACGACACCTGTCTGGCCAACTTCCACATGCCCAAGCGAAAGCTCCAGTCGCACCAGAAAGCGTATGTGCTGCTCAGCTGTCTGGACTTCCTGACTAGCCAAGGCGTCGTCGAAACTTCCATGGCAGACTTCTGCGCGAGTGTGGAGGCCGACTACACCGGGCCACACGCCATCCTACCGCACTTCTATGCCCTCACCGCCAAATCCGAACGCTACGTTGAAGACCACCCAGAGCTTCTGCGCGGCGTCGGCATGGAGCAACACCATCCCAGCCTCAACTTCTCATTCTAACTAATCGACCATAGGAGACAACTTCATGAGCGAACATGAAGTGCCTGGTGTTGGTGGTCAGGACGATGATGACTATTTTGCACAAATGGAGGATGCTGGCAACAGCGACCTCATGAACGAATCTGAAGCGGCTGCGACCATCGCCGTCGTCAATATGGAGCACCGAAAAGAGGCAAAAGAGATTGCCCGCGATGGCGTGTATGGCGAGCCTGATCTGGTCAAGCGAGCGCGAAAGTTGCGTGACCTTGAGGCGATCAAATTCGTCCACTTTCAAGCATCACGTGCGAACGATCCAACTGACGTAGGGGTGAAGGCCAAAAAGGATTCGCTCATGAACCGCCACGCGGTCTATGACGCCCTGTTCGACTTCGGCAGCGGACAGGTGCCCTACCCGCACTACGACACGTTCAGAGGGCGATTAGTCGATCACGAGGGGCAGACCTTCAGCGCTCGCACGATACGCACCCGAGAACTTGTTAGGGCGCTTGACAAGGCCGGTATGGAGTCGCCTACGGATAAGGAGGTGGCCGACTCGCTACGGTCCTGGGCTCTGGACCACCAGCGTGACTCGCTCAAGACGTACTTTGAGCAGACCATCGTTGAATGGGACGGCGTGTCGCGGCTGGAGACTTTGCTGATTGATCTGTTCAAGCCGTTCGATACTGAGCTGACTCGACTGATCGGCAAATACTTCTGGCTCAGCCTGTACAACCGGGTGGTCAACCCTGGCTCGCAAGCACCAATCACCATCGCGTTGATCGGCGCCCAGGATGTCGGCAAGTCCTACTTTTCGCTGCTGTTGTGCCGCCTGTTGACTGGTGACAAAACGATTGGTCCCATCATGCTGGATCTGGGGGCCAAGAACTACAACCCATTCCTGCGGAACATCACCGGCAAATCCATCATCGCGGTGGTTGGTGAGATGGCTGGCTTTCGTAAGGGCGACATGCTCCGCATCAAGGAGTTCGTCACCAAGACTGAGGATGACCTGGACTTCAAATTTGAAGACTCCATCGTCAAGCCTCGACAATGGATCACCGTCATGGACGGTAACAGCTATGAGGGGCTCCAGAAGGATGACACAGGCAACCGTCGCTTCTATCCTCTGTTTGTAAATCAGATTGAGGATCTGAACGGCAAGCCAGCGTGGGCCAGCGGTATCAAGGCAGACTTCAGCAACTTTGAGGCTGACATGTGGCAGGTAATGGCCGAGTGTCGCGCTTGGATGGAGAAGCATGGCGAGGGCGGTTACAGCAGCTTGATATCCCAGGCGAACGGCGGTGTGGCAGGCTTCTCCGATGGTGAGATGAAGCAAGCTCGCGGCGTCCAGCTTGACGATAATATCGAAGCCAACCTGAAGAATGTTCTCATCGGTTGCGACTGGCGCCAGATGGCAGGTAATGCCAAGATCCAGGGCCTGTTCACTTCCATTAGTGAGATCAATTCCATCTTCCTGAAAATCTCGCGCAAGGAGCCATATTCAAAGCACCTGGCGCCTCACATGAGCGCGCTTCAGATGGCGCCGAAACAATTGGGCGGTCGCGGCTACTTCATCGCCCGTGAGGATATTGGCGGTGACGGTTCGGTCGAGGCGTTGCGCCGCAAGATCTGGCGTCACCAATGTACTGATGAGGATCAACTCAATATGACTGATGCCGAAGTCGATATTGACGTGGACCGCATGATGGCCGTGCTCGGTGGAGGATTCTGAGTAGATAGGACGCTAACTAGTAGTTAGCTAACTAACAATCGACGTAACATGAAGGCTGCCCAAGGGTGGCCTTTTCAACATCCCTGAAATAGCAGTTTACTTCTGATTCAGAATGGGAGATAATCAGTCCATCGGCAAGTTAATGACTATCTGGAGAATGACAGATGTTCGACTTTAAACGTGAAGTGAATGCTCCAATCGACGGCAAGGGCGAAGGCCTGGAACATCGCGCCGTGCTGGCAGTCGAGGGCGTCATCTACACTGTGGGCTTTGGTGTGGACTCTGTAAAGAATTCCAGCGGTTACTGCGTGCTGGTTCAGGACGACAAACTCAACCTCCTTATTTCTCACATAACTGGCACGATTGCCGGTTACAACTACAGCAACGTGTGGAGTGCATACTGATGAGTGTTCAAGGTGACAAAGTTAATGGCGAGTCGAAATTTGACGTTGTCAAGCGCGCAGTCGATCCAGACGGCAACGCCCTGTGTCCTTTCTGTAATGGGACTGTGGACCCAACCGGCGTTCTGAATGGCGACGGCTCGCGCTCGCCTGAGTGCAACGACTGCGGCGCAACTACGCTGACCTTGGACATCTGGAATGGCGCGCCTGCTTTGGCCGCTGGTCTGGCAGTAATCGAGCGCTCCAGCAGCCTGGTCCTCAAGCAGCTGCGCCAGCTTCTCGGTCATGTGGAGGATGGCAGCGACACTGTACTGTCCTTGTTCCAGGACGATGCGACTCGCAGCTACTGTCTCAACCTCAGGGTATCAGGGCGACAGGTCCACAGCGCGTACACATCTGACTCGATGGTCGGCGCGATCCAAGCGGCCCACAAGGGTGAGGTGTCGGAATGAGCACTGATAAAGCAGATTCTGTGAGCGCTGTAGTTCGCATTCGTCTGGTGGTCGAGGTCACAGTGGGCAACTGGGGCGGTGGATCGTCATTCGTTGAGTTGCGCGAACAGGCCACGCGGGAAGCAAAGCAGCAGATGAAGAATGTCATCAACAATGCCGCGAGTTCGATCCAGATCATCAGCGCCCAATCCATGCACGTCAAGTTGGTTGGCGAGGTGTCGGAATGAGTGGCCTACTGCAGCGCCTGTTTGAAGGCGTCGGCGTGTTGACGGTAGGACTGGCTGTCATCCTTGGCGTGGCCGCGCTTGGCAGCCCAGAAAGTAAAGTTGAGGCGGCGAATGACAGTGTGGACATCGGCAACGGAATACAGCGCACTGACGACACAGAGCGTGGCGTGACCTGCTACCGAGTAGGCTACAACGCGCCACTTTCTTGCGTCGTCACAGGAGTTAAGTGATGAAGCCACACCGCAAATGCACTCGCTGCGATCAGCCAGCCTGTAAGCCCACCGGGAACGAGGCGTGGGCCAAGCTCTGCCATATCCACAACCAGGAGCGCCGAGCGCGCCAGGCAGCATCCCGCGCTCGTCCTAAGTGCGGTTGTGGCGGTGAGATGCCCAAGGACGCCGACCAATGCCGAGGGTGCGCCGCGAAAGTGAATCGTGAGTGTGATCGCGCAGATCGTGAACTCAACCTTGATCATTATGTGATTGATACGTTACAATCGCGTTTGAGGTCTCTGGCTCACACTCTGATCCATGACCACCGCTACCTTGAGAGCGAGGCTGCTGAAGCCGCTGCAATCGCCAACGAACTGGAGTTATTGAAATGAGCAAAGAGTTGAAAGAGTGGACTATGGTCGATGTGACGTTGGAACAGTTCAACGCATTCATCGACACGATCAAAGATGAGCCTGGCTACTATACTGGCCAGGATGTGGGCCGGACCCATGGCATGGGATCCCATTATGCATACAAGCTGGTCGAAGGCTACAAGCCGTCATCGGCAGCGATTGCCGAGTGGTCCTGGTACATGGATAACGTCGATGGCCAGTTCGGGACTGCCAAGCGTGTCTGGACATGGCGCATTGCTGAGCCGTTCGTGCCTTCTCAGAGGCCGGTGACCTTGCCCATGATCGAGGAACGTTACATTGTGGTCAAGCTGAAGCATCTGACAGAGGCCCAAGAGGCCAGGGTGCGCAATGTGCTGGCCAACATTGACATTGGCACAGTAGAGTGCATGGTGGTCGAGAAAGGCTGGCCCATGTACAACGAGACTGTGACTTCGGTATTGACGTGGGCCGCGCTTGACACAAAGAAGGGTGAAGCTGATGGCAACGTTTAAAGAGCTGTCGTGGAGCCCACCGCTCAAGCCGTGCGACGAGTGCCGATATGATCATGTGGAGGCCGTCACGCCATTCGGATTGCTCAGGATTGAGTGGAAGTCTTGGAAGTCGTATGACACCATGGACATAACATTCAATGGTGAGTGGGTGGCCAGTGGGCCATGTGCAGGCCCATCGAGCCCGACCACTGAGCTTCACGAGACGTACAGGGCTATCGAGCAGGCCAAGGCCACCGCCTATGAATGGTTCCTGGCCAAGCTACAGGGATGTCTTCCGTCTGAGGTTGAGCGTGTGCCAGCCCACACCGAGCTGCAGGGCATCTTTGATTCCAACAAGGGCGCGGATGGCACATTGGTGATCAGCAAGGCTCTGGCTGAGAGTCTGCTGGAGGACTGGGCTTACAGGAACGAACGCAAAGGACATTATCCGACGTCTTAGGCTGGGCCGTCGCCTACGGTGATCCCAGCAAACGCCGTAGGCAGTGTCTGAATAGCCTTCCTGGTCCCTTCGCGGCGCCAGGTTGAGGCGTATAAGGTTGGTGCGGATCGGGCTGGCCAAAGTTAACATTAAGCAGGAGGATTTAACATGGGCAATCGAAAAGAGGCTATGGTGTGCGCTACGTGCGACATCCAGTTCACCGGGCGCGTTCCGTCTGCGGTACGTTGGAGAGCAGACCAATTCCAGACGTTCTGTCCACGATGTGTCAACACGATGCGTGACCGGTCTGAGCAGAATGGCCGCGATAACTGGTTTGTGCGCGCTTGGTCTGCGTTGACTAAGCCGTGGCTGGACTTGGCCGAAAGTCAGGCCAGAGGTGATACGCCAGCAAGCGCGCTCATCCGAGAGCATCACGACATCATGGACATCGTTGCCATCCGACGTCAGAAGGCCAACGAGCCACTCATCAAGGAGCCGATTGAGCTTAGCATTGGGTACAAGGTCCAAGACCAGAAATTGAGTGCTGATGGCCGGTTCGTGTCGGGAACTATTAACATTCGCGATCCTGACTCGATTGAGGTGGTGCGTCAGGCGAACAAGCCAACGCGCCGTGATGGAGCTGTGGGCTTCAGTGCCATACCCAATGTGAAAGATGAACGCACGCTTGGTTATGGCATCAGCGACCTTATCAGTAACGACACCATCGTGTATGATGATGACTTGTCTCGTGTGTCGCTTGGCCAAGTGCGTCTGCGCGCTCGCATGGCCGCTGCTGATGACCTGGAGGCATTCCTGCTCAATTGGAAGGCTCGGTGTGATGCCGCTGGTTTGCGTTGGGCGAGTGATGGCGTATACTCCGAGTTCAAAGAGTTCCTGGACGGTGCTAAAGAGGTATGTTATGGCAAAGAAGGGTGAAGTTAATGCGAATGTTGTTATTGGTCGAGTGGACTTTAATGTTGCTGCTGTACTTGATGCCTGTCGGACATTAGATGTCACGTGGCTTATGTTCGACAGCATACTGGTGGATATGGGACTACTGCTGCATTTGGACGATAAAGGCGCTCACATTTATGGTGATGTGGTGGTGGCCTATGCCAACGGCAAGCCGATTTACAAGGCAGACATCCTGACATTCCTCAAGAGTAAAGTGGGCACTCGCAATGTGATGATCAAGTTTGGATCGAGAACTTTGCAAGGAACACGGTATGAATGCGGCATTGTGACTAGTCGAGGCGTCAGGGTAGACTATGGCCCAGGAGGGTCAGGCATGCGCTGGTGAGTTGATTCAGGCTGGATGATATAGGCCGTCTGTGGGTTGGGCGGCCTTTTATTGTGTGGAAGTTATGGGTTGGGAGTTGTCTGGTTACTTGTTGGAGGTTGGGCATTATGTGTTGGAGGTTGGAGGTTGAATTGCAGATGATCGGTGTGTTTAAACATGCTCGTTATGTTAGAGGATTGAATGGCGTGGTGTTGCCGCGAGTTGGTGGTGCGGAACCGTTATATCAGTCTGAAATCTACTATACCGGCAGAATATTTGCTATACCGGCAGATAGAGTTGACGGGAAGGTGTGCAGGCCAATAGCCGCGTGGGCTGTAGCTTACTTTCCCGGCAATACCGGGAGATTGTGCAATTTGCAAGACTCTATAGGAAACGTAAATAACCCATATAGATAGTTAGCTAACTATCTATTGTACTTCCTATACTAACTATTTCATAATTTAAAGGTATAGAAGGTAAAGTAGATCTTAGAATTTTGCACAACCTGCGGCCCGCATGGCTCTCCGATGATCCACAACTTTCCCGCACAGTTCGCGGCTATCCGATTGCAGGTTGATTCTACCGAGTAAGTCGCACACCACATGCGGCCAAACGCACGGCCCGCTTGCTTCTCCACGTCCAACGTCACGCCTACGCCATTTCAACACTCACTCCGAACATTGAACACGTACACGGACAACAGACATCGCCAGACCGGCCCACGCACCGCCACCACAATCAAGCATCCTCACTCCACACGCCTGAACACAACGAGACACCCAGAGACACGATCTAAGCCCAGTCCACCATCAACAGAGCCCAGACCCACAGGGTCACCCACCGCACCAGCCTAGACGCCAGCAGCAGCCTCAGGGTATACTCACTCCATATTCGCGGCCATGCAGACCACCACAGCAGACAAGGCCACCACCCATACGCAGAGCAACCAATATCATGATCGAGTCCACAGACAGCCCAGACGAACTCCTGCCAACTGCCAGGGACTTTGAGCACCCAACTTTCATCCATAACAACCTGGCTGCATACACGCGCTATATCGGTTTGCGAATCGAGGGCCATCAGCCGTTGAGGGCACTGCGTATTGTATTCGGCGACGCATACGTTGCTGACAACTTGGGCTCCAGCCGTGTATACGCAATCGAGCGGACCAAGTTCTATCGCGATGAGTTTGACAGGCGCTTGGAAGAAACCAAGATCAGTGATATGTGGAATCCCAAACTATCAGTCCACAGGCTGAAGTGCATCGTTATGGATACGATGGCCAAAGAGTCGGTAGTTATGAGCGCCATCAAAGAGTTGAACGTCATCACCAACATCACAATCGTGGATGAGTCTGGTAAGACCAGGGCTGGCCGTAGCCTGGACGACTTCTACGCAGATGAGACGGCCAAGGACACTGCGACCAAGGAAAACGCACCGGCACCGGGCGAAACGCCACCGGATGCACCGCAGACTACGCACTAGGACACGTTCTAACATGCTGCCACGCTGCGATCTGGGTCGGACTTAGGCCAGCGTATAGGGTAGCGCCCCAAGGCCCATCCTACAGCCATACGGGCACCAAGCAATAGAAAGCAGAAAGGCCGGTCATCTTCGCAGATGCCGGCCTTTCTCACATATGACGCGTTGTAACTAGATCGGTCGATCAGTACCCTCACGACGCTTGACACAAGCCTCCCAGCCAAGCCAGAAGTCTGGGAATGGTACAATCTGCTCGCCTCGCTCCCAGGTCGCTCGTGCTGCGATCAACTCCATGGCCATATTCTGGTGGCTGTGGAACTCATTCCGCTCAGCCAATATGCTCAGGCGAGACTGCTCAAGCATTTCCATGGTGAGTCGCTTCGCAGCAGGCCCCAGCACCGGGTTGATGACCAATGTGGTTGGCTTGGCGCCGCTACCAACTTGGCCGTTCGCCTGGGTATGGCCCTGACCTGTGCCACTGCGATGATCAGCCACTGTGACGTTCTGGATGGCCTGGCTCAGTCCACTCAGACGTGGAGTCATAAGGCCAAAGTCTGACTTGGCCTTCAACGCCTCGCCAATCAGGTCAGCAAACCCTTCTGTAGTTTGAGACTTGATCTGGTCAGCCACCGTGACATTCTGGCCGTTGCTGCCCATCGCCATGGCCAGACGCAGATCAGCGCCGAAGTTGCGCGACTTGTTCGGATCAAAGCTCATACGATCACCTTGGTCACAACTTCGATGGCGATGGAGCACATGACCAAAGTCGCAACTACCACGACCGTGAAGAAGCGCCAGAGCATCATCTGGCAAGTTGGCGTGAGGTTAACTTTGGCAGATGTGAAACCTTTCCAGAACTCTTTCATGTTAGTTGCCTCTTAGTTGAGATCCAAAGTTGGGCCGCTAGTTGCTCGGCCCATGTTCGACTTACTCAGCTTCGCGTTGAGCGACGATGTCAGCTTCCACCAGCACTACGTCGTCAGTCGAGAAGTGGTACTGAATGTTGTTGAACTCAAACACCATCGAGCCAGCAGCCTTGAGCTTCATACGAAAGCGGATGTGTTTGCTCATCGGCAGGCCAAGCTCACCGAACGCTGCTGCTACCGATTTGAACTCAGCAGTACCGCCGTTCTGGGTGGAGACGGTCACGCCGTTGCGGGTCATGCGCTTGGCAGCAGTCTCAGGCACCAACCAGGAGGCAGCGATGGCCTGGCCCAGAGTCAGACCGGACTTGGCGATGACCGGGCCTTTGGTCTTGGCAGCCTTCATCAGCTCCAGCTCGGCACGGGCCTCAGCCTCGGTCACTTCATCTTCTGGGGTGTCGGACACATGGCCAGTTTCCAGCTCAGGCTCTGGGTTGACTTGACGGCTAGCGCGAGTCTTGTGGACCTCAGCAGCAGGCAATTCTGGAGCTACCACACCGGCCTCTTCAGACGCAGCATTCGCAACGATGATGGCCATGACACGACGTTCGGCAGTTTTGCGATCAGAGAACTTGGCGATTGGAGCAGCCAGGTTGTGAGCGTTGTAGAAAGCAACGAGGTCTTTGGTGGTAGCTTCTTGTACGTCGTGGATGGTTTTCATCTGGGTAACTCCGCTCTAGGTTCAGACCGGGGAGAACTTTTCTCCCCTCTTGAGATTGATTATACGCTAACCGTTCTGGACGTCTACATATTTGTTACACTATTTCACCAGAGTGGACGAACGGTTGTCCTCCACCAGAGTCGCGGCCAACGCAGCTCTCAAGTCGGCATGGTCCATACGGCGGATGTAGGCCACCTTGATCATCCACGCCTCATACGCATCCTGGTCACTGACGCAAGGTCGCACCAGCGATTCGATCAGGGTACGGCGTGCGACGTAGCATTCACGCAGCAGGGCCGTCCCTGCCAGACTTGGATTGTGGACTTGGTTACGGGCGGCAAGTTGCTTGTCAGTCAGATGAGTCATTATCCAATCCTCGATGGGTTATGCTGACAAAGCCCGCGCATGGCGGGCTGTCGGGTGTATCGGCCAGGTCAGGCGTAATTGTTGCGGATCAGGAAGGCGATCAGGGACAGGCGGGTGCCCTCGCGATACTTGCCGCCGACTGGGCTGACGTAGTACACGACCTTGCCATCACGCATCAGGCTGCCGACCTGGGACTCAGCGTCATCCTCACGAGCATCGATGGAGGCCAGAAATCGGGCCTGCGATGCCATGCGACGGTTCTGGTTGCCTTCAAGCTGCTGGTGGATGTTCATGGTCAATTTCCTTTCTGGTCTTAGGCGGGCCATCCCGCCTTATGTCCCAATTATACGTCCAAACCTGAGACATGTCTACACATATCTCAGGTTATTTACCAGAGTGGACGAACGGTCAGTCAACCAGAGTCAGGCGACCGAAGCAAGAATCACCAGTGGACTTGTAACGGCCATCAGCTTCCAACGCGGAAAGGTAGCCAGCGAACTGATGACGGCTGATGCCCAGGCCTGCAAAGTCCACGTTGTCCAGGTAGACTGAGCCGCCACCTTCCTGGTTGCGCACCAACTCAGCGTACACACGGTCAGCCATCGAGACGCCTACCACAGCCGCTACTTCATGACGCACCATCCACTGCTTGGTGGCCTTGTTACGGCAGATGTCGCAGAAGGTTACGTCAGCGCGAGCTTCAAGCGCCTCGTATACTGCGTTGGCGGTAGCGAAGTCTGCGAAGGTTTGCTTGTCCATGGTCTTGATCCTTTCTGGTTAGGTCCGGGCTATCCGTCCTATGCAGCAATTGTAACGCCAAAAATGGTACACGTCTACACGTATACCATTTTATTTAACATTATTTGCTATAGACTGCTTTAGCCAGAATCGGATACAATAGGCCAAACGCCTCCAAATTCAGCCCATTCAGGCGCTGGTTTGGAGGCAGTACGTTTTGACGACTGTCTTGGCCATACGCAACTCTGGAGTAGCATCACTCGCGGCCATCAAGTTGCCGGCGCTCATGCACAGGGCCTGGCTGTGAAAGCCATCGACGCTGCTGGTGTGTACGCCACCACCGTTCCCTGCGCTCACTACTGCGATGATAATTAAAGTCCACATGACAACCTCCTCAGTTTCGACTCGACCACAGCAACCGTGCAGCCTCGCCCCACACCTGGATGTAAGGCCGACGCCAGAAGCGCCACCGCGTCCATCGACCACCGGACAGATGGACCCAACTGAGCTGGATGCTCAGACGTTCAAAGCCCACCTGCCACTCCCAGGCCGTCGCGCCCTTTCCGCCTGAGCAGATCATTTAGGATTTACCCGCTCAGGATGGTCGGCGCGCAGGGAGCAGTTGGTCATCCCTTTGCATGAGTTGTTACGGCTCGCATCCTTACAGCAGCAGCCCTTGTGCCGTTCGATCCACTCTGAGCGACGCATTTTGCGCTCAGCATCATACTTGGCGTTGGCTTCATCATCGATGTCTTGGAAGCTGGTGTCATCCTTCCATTTGAATATGGACATGGCGAGCGCGCCGATGGTGATGCCGGCCACGAAAGCTGCCATGATGTCCGGGCTGATGTTCATACGACCACCTTACGCTTTGGCCAGTGTGACTTGTCAAGGATGCCGCCTGCCTCAAAGTGACGGATTGCGCGAGCGCGACCTTTCATCCAGGCCGCTCGCTGAAACCCTGCTGAGGCATAAGGGCAGTCGGCTTTGGTGTGGCCGTCGAAGAATGCATCCCAACCCTCTCGTTTGGCTTTCACTTCGACACTCCTTTGACTGCTGCATAATAGACGACGGCCAGACGGTTGAACTCGCTGTCCTTTCGCACCGTCGCGGTGTACAGGTTGCTGCCTAGGTTGGGACTCTCAAGCGCGAGTCGGGCGCCTTCTTGCTCTGGCGTCTCCACCGAACTCTTGACAGCTCCTGGCCCATTCCACATGTTGGCGATGGACTCGGCAGTCGCGTTCAGTTCAACCAGCGCACGATCATAGCCGCGCTGTTCCGCCTCAGCCAGAACCTCAGCAGTACGGTGTTGGTCAAAGGACCGTTGGAATCCGCGCTGTTCCGCCTCGTTGATGGCTGCGACCAGATGCGGACGTGAAATGATCAGACGGTCATGATCCAGGGTGATTCGGGCCAACGTCTCACAACCGCCACCGTGCGCGCCATCGCCAATCCAGGAGCCTGTAAGCTCCAGGTAGTCGGACACGTGAGCGCGAAGGCTTGCCGGGATCAGCTTGGACTCGACTTCAGGCTTGGTGTCGCGGCTCATACAACCTCCAAATGCACGTCACCACCACGGCGGTCGGTGACCATGTTGAACTTTTTGATGACTGCTGCGCCAAGGTCTATGCCAAACCTCGCGGCAAGCAGATCTGCATAGGTGACGACATCAGCCAGCTCCTCAGACAGCTTTTCGCGAAGCTCTGGGCTATCACCGTCGCGGTCAATCTTTTTGACGACGTTGCACGCCTCGCCACACTCGCCAGCCATAGCGTTGCCCCACCACGGGCCATCCTTGGATGCCAGAGGGAAGAATGAGCGATCACAACGCAGAACATTGGCCACGCGAAGGGCTTTGAAGCTGAGGCCACTTTGCGTCCGCTGCTGACGGCCCCAACGCTCGATGTTCTCAAGCTGCTTCTTGTGCCACATGACCATGTCAGCTTCATCAGGCTCGCGAAGCTGGTTTTGGGAGATATAAACTGATCCTCCCATGCATTGGTCTGCGTGCCAACCACCGGCGTGAACCATCTGGAGCTTGGCCAAGGCTGTAGAGCCGGTGTTGTATCGAACTACATCGCCCGCTTTGAACTGTTTCATTCTACACCTCGATCAAAGTTTATGGCAGCGCCTGGGCTCACGACTGGTTTGGTTTGACCTTCGCAGACGTCACAAGCGCGGTCGGTAGGCTGCTCAGATTTGCAGGCCTCACAAGTCCACAGCTGCTCTGGACCGTACAAAGGCGACTCAACAGGCGCGGCCACAGCCCGTTCCAAGTGCTCGAACAGATCGCACGCATCACGGAACACCGAACCTGCCTCATCAGGTTCATAGGCGCGGGTGAATCGCTCATCGCACAGATGGTTGTAATCCGAACCCACCTGGTAGCACACCACCTCGCCCTTATCGTTGAAGTGCCGGCGAAGGTAGGAGGCGCCAGAATGGAAAGGCATCTCAGCGATCACATCCTGATAGAAGCTGTCCGACTTCGGATCAAACAGGGCGAACAGAGGGTGGACCGGGAAGATGAACGCGTACACATTCCAGCGCTGGCCGCCGTCATCCTGGCTGAGGCCGTGCTCGGCATAAGTCGCCATAGTAGCAGACACATCCTTGAAGTGGTTCACGACCTGGACGTTGAAGGTGCCGCCTTTGCGCGACCATTCTTTGCGCGGTACGCCGAACAGGGCCAGGCGTTGGTCATGGAGTGTATTCATTCTGGACTTCCTTTCTGGTGGTAGGCTAGTACTGGTGAAGGCCCAATCAAGGGCCTGGAGGTGGGCGGTGGTAGGTTAGGCTTGTTCGCCAAACCAGATTGCGTATTCTGCTGCCTCTTGGCTGAATTGATAGCCGTATGCCCTGAGAACTATTTGCATATTTTGAGTATCACGGGTTTTGACACTGAGGGCGAATGCCTCGTCAGTCATCATTTCCGAAACCTTGTCGCGTGGCATAAGTTGGCGCGGTTGGGTTTGAGTGCTCATTTCGTCTTGCTCCATATTTCGTTTCGATGGACCAATTATACGACCAATCTGAGATAGCGTCTAGCACTATCTCAGATTAATTTCAGCCACGCTTTACGCGAGAAGGCCACTCCAACTCGGCACCATCGCGGCTGTACAGTGTACGAGACTCATCACCATTCAGTCGGATGGACGATCCATCTTTGAATATGAGACGACCATCGCGAGATTTGTACCTGGAGTGCTTCACCAGAACCTCAACCTTTCGACGGTGGTACTGCTCGCACATAGGCCGAGCAGTACGGCACGACCAGTACATATCAGAGTCATCGTCAGCACGCGTTCCGTAATGGATCAGCGTGTACATCTCATGAGCGTGCACCTCCCAATGGAACTTGCCATCGTGCCCATCTACAAGATCCATTGGGAGCCAGAACTGGCGCTTGAGCGGATGGATGTGAAGGATCTTACCCATGCGCATAACGCCATGGCAGTTGACACAGATCCAGTCATCAACTGCGAATTGACTGCCTTTAAGCCTTATGGAATGCGTCATACGATTCTCGCCGTCCTTCATCCGCCAACTGGCCGCCGAACGCGTGCCAGACTAGGTTGCCTCCAGCAGTCTGGAAAGTGCCGACATAATGGCGCGGCTGGAGGTCAGGTGGAAGCGTATGGCCTGTGCCAAAGATGGACACGCCGAAGTCAACCAGCGGCTGAGAAGTATCGACCATCACCCATACCTGGGCGCTGTTGGGACGTGGATCGTTTGCCTGAATCTGGACATCCAAGATAGTCGCGCCCTTGTGCGTCTGGAATACATTGCCTTGACCGATGTATACTGGGAATTTATGGATGGCGTTCATTTTGAATCCTCAGGTGGTGGCACTAGGCCGGTGTATTGTCTGGCCAGGGTGATGGGCATGACCTCAGCCGGGTTGATCTGGACGGCCACGCACCGGCAGTTGATGCCTCCTGGAACTCGCAAGCCTTTTCGCCACGGCTCGCGGGCATCAAGGGCAGCGTCCCTACGCTTGATAAACAGCATCTGAAGGATACGGCCAGGCATACGCCTGCCTATAGGGTCGAAACCGTCGCCTGCAATGTTAAGGGCGCGCTGAAAGCTATCGTTAAGGCGACGGCTAAACCGATTTACGACTATTCGCGGCTGGTCATCGTTCGCAGCCAGTCGATTCAGCTGCCAGACCATACGCCAACATTCTTTGGCTGATACGCTCACTTCACCACCTCCTACCGCCAACACGACCGCTTTCACCTTTGCGCATCGAGTGGTCGGTGTAGTTGCCGCGACAGCCACAGGTGCAGAACACCAGGCCTGGGTCCAGAGTACGCTGGTTCGTTTCGATCTGCTCGACCTTCCCGCCATTGGACTCAAAAGCGAGCATGGCCGCTGCCAGATCTTCAGGGCTCACTTGGCCACCTTGTTGCGAGGGTGGTTGACGCCCATCAGACGGACGCAATTCTTGCAGGTCACCAGAAGGCTGCCGGTGGCGAACTTACCGCCTGATGCCTTGCACAAAGTCGTGCGACGGTCAGCCTGTGGATCTTGGTCAGCTTGGTGAAGCACGGGAGTCGCGGCCATCATAATGTCCTCAGAATCATTAACGTGGTCTGATTATACTATGACGATCACGACTGGTCTAGCACTTTATCACGAACATCCAGATTATGGATTGGCGCCGGTAACGATACCCGCTCGACTCGCTGCCAGGACTTCCTGATGTTCTCTTTTCAACCTACGACATCGCCTGGTACGACATCGGACTCTGCACAGCACATGCCCTTCTTTTGTTGGGTGGAACAGCTCGCCACACTCGATACAATTAATCATATTTGCGCCACACCTGACACATTTAGCCATGATGCTCCTGCCTCCACAGTATAAGTTCGTATGAGTTTGTATAACGACGACAGATAGACCTCCAATTCACGGAAAAGTAACGGCAACACGTTACTTTTTATTTCCGGTAATGTTCAGGCGTTACCACTACTGGCGTGTACGTTTATTCGGCCTTGTCGCAGGGATAGCCTATAGAGGTGCCATCATCGGCACAGAACATGGGGTCCAGATTATGGACATTGATGACGAACGTGACATCGCCATTGCGACCGGGCATTCTGAACCGGATGTGGTGGTGGTCGAAACAAACGACAAGGTGAATGACATGGCTGAAGTAATTGATCTGAATGGCGGTGGTGGTCTGGGCGCAGGTCTGGGCGGCGGTCTCCTGGGCGGCATCCTCGGTGGCGCCCTCCTGGGCAACGGCCTGGGTCGCAACAACCTCGCTGGCGATGTGGGCGGCGTTGTAACCCCAGCCCTCCTGGCGTCTTCTCTGGCCCAGGTTACTGATACTGCGATGAACACCACCGTGCTGCAAAGCCTGGGTGACATCAAGGCGTCCGTACCTTTGGCTGAAGGCCAAGTCCAGCTGGCGCTTGCCGGTGCAACCGGTGAGATTCGCTCCCACCTGGGCGCTGTCGAGAACGGCATTCTGATCGGCCAAACTGCGATCAACAAGGGCGTGTCCGATGCCATCGCCGCGTCGCTGGCCAGCCAGAACAACATCAACGTCAACGTTCTTCAACAAGGCTCGGCCACTCGCGAGTCGGTTGCTGCATACGGCGTTGCCAACCTGACCGCGACCAAAGATGCACAATACGCTACCGCTGCCGCGATCAGCTCCAGCACCAAGGAAATCTTGGCAGCCCTCAACGACCAGAACACTGCGAATCTGCAGCGTCAACTGACAGTCGCCGAGTCGGCCCTGTTGGAAAACCGTCTGGTGGGTCGTGCTCGCGAATCCGAAATCAACATCACCAACACCAACACTGCGACTGCGCAACAGTTCCAAATGCAGAACCAGTCCCAACAACAACTGCAGGCCATCATCCAGCTGAACGCTTTGGTGGGCAACCTGGCCAACGACATTCAAGTCGTTCGTCAAGGCCAGACCATCTTCAACAGCGGCACTATGGCGGCGTCCGGCACTCAAGCTGCCGCAAACACCAAGGTGAACTAAGACCATGGCCAATGACCAAGTTGCATTGCTCGTACAACAGGCGCTAGCGTCCAATCCCGGACTAGCAGCCTTGCTCGGCCAGTCGCAACCTCCACCTGTCGCGATTCAAGCTTCACAGACGACACATGTTGCGAACGATTTTACTGATGAGGAAGTGATGTTTCTCAAACTGTTCAAAGCGTTCGTAGCAACGGCAGAAGGTAATCCGATTGTGGGCATGTTGTCGAAGTTCGCCAGGTTTGCGCAATCAGAGGTCGATAAGGCCAAGGCTTGAGGTTAAGCAGCAGACAAAAGGGCGCTCTAGGGCGCCCTTTTCAGGAGACGGACATGCGGAATAAAATCATTTTTCTGGACATCGACGGCGTGCTATGCAGCCTTCGGAGCGCCATGGCATTCGGCGGCCGCCCTGTGGTCGATAGCTCCAGCTCATGGAGCAAGTTCGATCCAGTCGCGGTCGGCCTGCTGAAGAGTGCCATCGTGGAAACTGGCGCGAGTGTCGTATTGTGCTCCAACTGGCGCCACGATGCGAACATGCCGACGCTTGAGTATGTACTGGGCATCAATATCATGGATGTGACACGCGACCATGAAGATGGCGATACGCGTGGCGATCAGATCAAGGACTGGCTGGCCAATCACCCAGAGGTGGAGCGGTACGCTATCCTGGATGATAAGGAAGACTACTACAGCGGGCAAATGGACCACTTGTGCCGTACCAGCACCCGCAACGGCTTTCTTCTGGGGCACTATGAAGAGCTTGTTGACCTTCTGGGGCCTGACATCACTTTCGATGCCGAGCCTGAGATGGAAGCTGCCATGGAAGAAGGTGAAGCTGTTGCCGCGCCGGAGTCCGTGCTCATGCTGCCACTTGGCTAGTTTGACGAGCATTAATGCAGAAAGGCGCGGCCATAACTGGTCGCGCCTTTCCTGTTTCTACACCTGAGCGATGTCCGTTAGAACATGGTCGGCTTTTCAGGGATTGGATAGCCCAGGGCCAGCAGGTGATCGTTCAACTTCACACGCTCGTCATGGCTGAGCGAAGCCATGTATGGCAACCGCTTCTCCTCAGTCGTCAAGGCGCGGACGTGGAAGTATTCGCTGTCTTGGCCAACATCGTTTTGTCGCCGCTTGGTCGTGCCCATGACAATGCCATCGCCGAACGACGATTCAAGGACGGCGCGAAGGTGTGCTACGAAAAGTGACTTGCCAGAACCTTGCTTGTCACCAGCAACATGGACGATGACGTCCAGGTTGGCGTGTGCACCGACTTCTTTGACCATAAGCTCAAGCGCGGTCAGTTCGGCTGGTTCTGGCATAGATGGCGCTTGAGCTTTGGCAGTCGCTACTTCATTGAACAAGAATGCTGTCGGATTCTGGAACGATCCCGGCGCAACGTCCATCCAGTCAGGTATGAAGCAAATGTCTGGATGGCCATCAATGCTGAAGTGAGATGCGATTTGCTGGCGAACCCATCGAACGGCCCATTCAAGGCGCTCGCCTTCTGCTGCGCCACCACCGTCCTTGAAGAATACTTCAACCCGGCTGGCAACTTCTGGCCCTTCCAACAGCATGGCATCGCCATCAGGCCCGCGACACAGAATTAGATCAGCACGCCCTTTGCGCCGTACCTTGATCATGCGCCAATGGAGCGGGTGACCGACCGGCTGCATTGGCGGTGGCGCGAGCAACGTAGGCTCGCTGGACATTGCAGGAGCGACGCTAGCGCTTGGCTCCTGCATCGGGACGGGATCGGCGCAGGAGTCCGGTAGGCACGCATTAGGCGCGTCAACAATGCCAACGTCGCGGCAAGGCTCTACATGGTTATTGAGTTTATCATTCATGGTGAATCCTCTTTGCTTGAGTCAATTACAGGACGGTCGCGCTGATAAGCGCTATTCCCATTCCTTGCCGCGACCGGATTGGATGCCCAACTTTGTCTTCTTATGGGGCTTACGCTCCTTGGGCACATTAGGCTTGTCCATCGTCTGGCAGGCTCGGCAGGTTTGAGGGTGGCCGCCACCTACTCCGATGAATTGACAGCAACTGGCACAATGCGAGCCGTCCTCAACGTTATCCTCAAAGAAGCTCATTCTGTGATCAACTCGCCATCAAGTGTTACAGTGGCCTTCACCCAGCGAATCGGAACATCAGCAGATGCCCAGGTGCGACCAGTCTGAAGATTCAGGATCCAGTAATAGCCCTCAGGCGCGGTGACGTCATCCCTGCCCTCTACAGCAGATGCGCGATATAAGCTCACATCAGTCCGCATGCACAGAGCGCCTTCACGCATGAAGGTATCGCCACGCTTGGAGTCAGAGATCATCGGCGGGCGTTCAGCCTCGACCGGATTCTTGACGACGACAGTCAACTTCGACGGTGATTTGAAGACGCGAATTGCAGGATTCACTTTAGCAGCCATGATCAGAACTCCGAAGGAAGTGGCATGGTTTGCACGCTGTAGCCCTTGTTGACATAGATGGCCGTGTGCCGGTCAATGTCGCGCTGGTCATACGACTTGCCGTCATTGAACTTCAAGACCAGGCGTTTGAGATCCGGCTCATCACGAGCGACCAGGCAGAAGCCCAGATTGGGAAGGTGGGCCAGGAAGCGTGGGCCGGACAGCTCGCCACCGGTGATCTTGAGGATTTGGAAGGCCATTACAGTTGCTCCAGGTTAGGTAAGGTCTGACGCGATTATAAACCCAGTTCACAATCGCGTCTACAAAATTTATGCGAAAGTGTAATCGCCAGTCAAGTACCAGCGGCCATTGGACAGAAGCTTGGCCGCGTCGTAACGCATGCCGTTGTGGATGAGGATGGCCAAGCCTGCGTTCGGCTGGACTTCGGTCAGGAGAAGGGCGCTGACACGTTCTACGCCGATGATCGACTTGGTGGTGGAGGTAAGCTGGTTAAGCTGCTCCAGGGTAGGCGAGAAGCGACGTGTGTTCATCAGGGATACAAAGCGCATTTCAAATCCTCAGCTTTCGTTTCGGTATGCTGATATTATATCGACTTCCATAATGTCCGTCTACTGATAAGGCAAAAAGAATGCCCTCATGTAGACGGGCTGGTGTGATTGTTTGGTTGTTCCATATCTGCGACGCGGACGTTGTTATCACCTCGCGGCCAACCTTGACGCCCGACTCGACTTACTAGGTTTGTCCCGGCACTCAAAGCCAGATTCCATTTACAACAGAGTGGTGGCCGCTGCCCATCAGTAGGGCGCATAATTAAGCCATCTGCCGCAATCACTTTATGTACATTCCGACGGCCTCTTATACGGTCGGACCTACACCCACTACACAGGCTTGGACAGGCCCAGGGGCATAGCTTAGTCGATGAGTCCCTATGGCCACCAACACTCGGCAACAACGACATCCAATGTCAGCTCAATGGTTCTCGTCGCTATGATAACCTAAATGACGCCCAAAGAAAAGCCCGCTACATGAGCGGGCTTTTCTGCCTTGAAGGCGTTCCAGGATGGGGTTAGGCTTGTGCCGTACCCTTATGACCGGCACCGAGCACGAAACCGGCCACCTCCACATTTTCAAAGTGGGTGCCGACAGCCATCATGGCCGGGCCAGTGCGTTTACTCAGAATGACAGCAGCCACTTCGGTGGTCGCGGTGGACAATCGCGGCGCTTCAGCAACGCAGATCACCAGGCCGTCATACTTGCCGTCAATGGAGGCGTGGCCATAGCCTTGCTCCCACTTCGGCGATTCAGTGCGAGTCTGATCAGACGCGAACGCCCCACCAGCCACACAGAGGGCAAGCGCGGCCCCCAACAGAATGCGCTTAATCATCATTGCCGTACCTCCTGGACTCAGTTATTGAACTTCGTTAAGAGGCTTGATATTACCTATATAGACGGCACAAGTAAACTACTATTTATCAACTTACACTGCTAATAGCCAGCACTGACCATACACGTCTATAATCAGGACAACTTACATATATGGACACTCACTAAGTGTACTCTTTAAATCCCGCGCTCAAACAATTCTGGAGGACCAGAAGCCGATACAAGGCACTGTACGGCGGTCGGGCATCCTCCAAATCCCACGATGCCGCTGGCATGGCCGTATACCTCGCGGCCAACTTCACGCTGAAGTTCCTATGTGCTCGTCAATTCCAAAACAGGATTGACGAGTCTGTGTACACGCTGATCAAGAACAAGATTGAGAATAGCGAGTACAAGACTGAGTTCACACTGACCAAAAACTCCATCAAGCACAAGGGAACTGGGTCTGAGTTCATATTCTACGGTATCGCCCGCAACCTTTCTGAGATCAAGTCTACAGAGGGCGTGGACATCCTTTGGCTTGAAGAGGCCCATTACCTTACTGCTGAACAATGGGAGGTCATTGAGCCGACCATCCGTGCCCAGGGATCGGAAATCTGGCTGATATGGAATCCTGATGAGATCACAGACTTCATCTACCAGAACTTTGTGGTCAACCCTCCTGAGGATTGCTTGGGGAGGATGATCAACTGGGAGGAAAACCCATACTTGTCCGACACCATGCTCAAGGTCATCCACGAGGCGTACAAGCGCGATCCAGAGCAGGCCCGTCACATCTACGGGGGCGAGCCAAAGACGGGCGGCGACAAGTCCGTCATCAACCTGAAGTTCATCATGGCCGCGATGGACGCCCACATCAAGCTTGGCTGGGAGCCAGGAGGGCAGAAGCGCACCGGATACGACGTAGCCGACGACGGGGCTGACAACAACGCAACCGTATCAGCCTACGGCAATGTCTGCATGGAGACGGACGAATGGGAGGGGCTTGAAGACAAGATCATGGAGTCGGCATCAAGGGTGTACAATGCTGCTCGCATATTCGGCGGCACAGTAACCTTTGACTGCTTGGGGGTTGGCGCGTTCGTCGGCAACCAGTTTAGCAATCTGAATGATGCCAATGAAGACTTCACGCTGGAGTATGACGCATTCAACGCCGGTGGCGGGATCAAGAAGCCTGATGAAGTCTTCATGGAGCTGCCTCACATAAACATCCTGAACAAGGATCATTTTGAGAATGCCAAGGCTCAGGCATGGTCTGATGTGGCAGAACGATTCCGCAAGACGTATGAGGCAGTTGAGAAAGGTGTTCCGCACCCGCACGACGAGCTGATATCCATCAACACGGCGACCATCCCTGAGAAGATTCGTAACCAACTCATGATTGAGCTTTCGGGACCGCGCAAGGCGTTATCCGGTAACGGCAGGTTCATGGTGGAGGCCAAGAAGGATATGGCCAAGCGCGGCATCAAGTCGCCAAACGTAGCTGACGCATTCATCATGGCATTCGTATACCCGAACCGGGACGCTCCTGGCTGGTTCGATATGTGATCGAGTCCCACAAAAAGGCCCGCTGATGAGCGGGCCTTTTCACACCAGACGGAATCAGCTTGGCGTGGCAGGGTCACAGGCGAGCTGACCGGCGACAGGTTCGGCGTCCAGACGCGCCAACTCTGCCTGAAGCTCGTTGCTGTCAACCAGGTAGGCGCGTTCGACATCGTGGAGGTCGGCCGTGTAGTTGAAGGACAACGGATCAAGGCCCAACTCAGACAGTACTGATTTGAACTCTGCTTGAGCCTTCAGTTCGGCGGCCATCGACTGCTCGGTGCCAGCCTTCAGGACTGCATCGATGCCACTTTGGAGGGTTTGGGCAATGACGATCTTTTCGTGGTTGTACACGCGCAGGCGCTCTGCCTGTTCAGGGGTCAACTTGACGGCGGACGGCAGAGCAGATGTGTTAACGGACTGTTGCATGATGAATCCTCGTTCTTACGTTCAGTGGATTATGCAGTTTTGACGAGCTGGGTCATCAGAGCCAAGTTTCGCTCGACTACGCCAATCAGAAGGTTGACGTGGACATCAAATTTCCACGGCAGTTCACGGTTCTTGTCGTAATATGGCGTGGAGAACAGCGTGCGCCAGGTGTCTTCAGTAAAGAAGGCTTTGTGATCCAGGTCATGGAATGCCATGGCCGACTTGTAGTGCGGCACGACAATTTGGACGGTGCCGCCGACTACCAGGACGCGCTGGAATTCGCGCAACATGGCGATGGCCTCGGCACCAGTCAAGTGCTCCAGGAAGTGAAAGGCGTAGATGGAAGTCACAGTGCCGCTGCCATACGGCAACACGCCAGATCGCGCATCCCACGCCGGGTAGTCGAGGTTTTGGACGTTGGGAGCGATCTGTTGATGTCCGGCGCCGACGTTGATGGCCAGAGTGTGGTCAGGCTCGATGAGCTGGCAGACGTCGCGCTTCATGCCGAGGGCGAACAGAGTTTGGATGTTCAATTTGGATCCTTTTGTTTGCAGATGAAGCTGAGGGACATAAGAGCAACGAACGCCAAGGCAGATGCCCATGCCGCTTTTACCCAAGTGATTTTGAAAAAGGTCGATTCAGGAATAAGAGGCGCAGGAGCCTCGGCCAATTCGGCAGATGCCTGTTTGAACACTACCTCCTGTGGCAGGCGCTGTTCCGGGTGCTCAGCCAGCCACGCCTCGCGCTCTACAACGGACGACTTGCCTGGGTCCGCTCTGTGTGGCGTGCAACAGTCGTATTCAGCAGCCCAAGACTTCGGCACCGACATCACGAGCACAACTGGCACAACCTGGATGATGATGATCATCAACGTGCCGAACATCCACCAGAACCGATGGCGAGTCATCCGCCGCAACTCGCCCTCCAGTCGATCAATGGTTCGGTCCTGCTTGGCGACTGTTCTGTCGCGGTCGCTGAGGGACTCAGGCGTGTCTACGAAATTTTGTCTGGACATCATTCACTCTCCACAGATTTGGTGATCTCAACTGAACGGCCAGCTTGGACGCCAGCCTGGCGTGCTGCAAACGACTCGTCATCTTGGTGAAACTTGGTCTTTTTGCCCTTGTACCCGGCGTCACCAAAATGCGCGGCCACGGCAATAGACTTCATAAGCACCAGAGAAGTTCCCGTAGTCTCGCTGGTAAGTTTGTCACGTTCCACGGTCATGGCCTGCAAGCGCGCTGAAATTTCCAGAACAGCCGCGACCTTGAACGCCTTTGCGATGCCGACAGGGAAGCGCGTGTAACCTTCTTTGGCGACGTACTCGCGACACAGACGGTCAACGACGTCACTCAGCGAGTTGAACATTTGAACGGCCAGCTGGACGTCATTCTTGTAGCCGTTGAAAACGATCCGTGGGCCCCACTTTTTGGTGTGGCCTTTTGCGGCAGATCCACGATGGTCAACGTGGCCATTCTCAAGCTTGGCCTGAACGTCATTGTACTTCGCGACTGCCACAGAGAACACGTTCAGATGATAGGGCATCGCAGCATAGAAGCGCGTAGCAGGATCGGTCGCGAAGTCTTCTTCAACGCTGTCAGCGATGTCGAGCTGGCTGAGCTGATACTTGTCCATCAACTTCCGGGCGCGACTGGCAGCAATGGCTGCTTCATTCGGGCTGGATGCGTCGTCGGCCATGCGAAGCAGCTTGGCGATACGGTCTTTGATTTTGGACAGGTCGGTGAAGTCTTCTTGAACGCTCATTCTAGTGTTTCCTTTCTGCGTTTCGTTTCGATGAGGCGATTATATATCCAGATGTGGATGGAGTAAAGCACTATTTTCAGGCCTGGGACACACTCACGCAATTGCCGTCGTGTCCGACGTATGCACCAGACGAATCGCGCAACACCAGGACTCTATTCACTCTGAGGCCTGTTATGGGATCTTGTGTAAGCGGCGCGGACAGTCCAACTCGCCCTGCAGTCAGGATGACCAGCGCGCCGACAAGGCTACCGTCAGCTTGCAGACCTACGACATCAAACCCCAGGATGCGCTCTGAGTTCCATGCTGATGGTCGCATTGTCGCGATCACACTTGAGTCAGGGCGATTCTCGATTCTAATAGTTGACATGGCGAACTCCAGAGCGACGGAACTTGTCGTGTAGAATAGACCATCGCGGCCATGTTAAGTTTCTGGGTCAGAACGGGAATTCGTCATCAGGCTCAGATGGCGTTGGTGTGACGTCGGGCTCGCCTTTGGGATGGCCGCGCTTGTCAAATATGCAGCTACCGCTTCCCATCCTATGAGGGAAGCGGTATCCGTAGCACGATGAGCAAGTTTTTTGCTTATGCTTTGGCGGACCTTTGCGAACGAAACGCCGGGACGTCATGGCTTGCGAAGTGCGCCCTGGCCGCCTGTGGAAATGTCAGGATTGAACCGGCCAAGGATGTAGTCAGGACGGCGCGAGTTGGGTTGTGGACACGCGGCGATGATCCGCCATCCGCTGTTGAGGCAGTCCTGAAGGGCATCGCTGCAGGCATCCTCCATCAGCAGCGTTTCATTATAGGTGGCGAGTGCCATGCCTGGCATGTGAACCTCGCACTTCTCGTTGTACACATGATCGCCATTACCGATGTCCAAAGCGCCCAAATCCTCCATCTTTTTCAGGACTCGCTCCAGACGGTCAATCAACCCAGAATTGGTGTCACCGAGCGTGGCCGATTCTACAGCACAACTGTCATCTGATGACATGATGTCCAAAAGTTGATCGCCTGTGCAAGCGAACTTTGGAGCGAACCACGATGACTCGCGCTTGTATTCGCTATCGTCATCCTTGTTAACTCGATCAGGCATGGTCACGCCGATTCTGGTCAAAAGAGACTTTCTTGCAGCGATGTTGCGCCGCCACTTCTCTACCTCGCGAATATCTTCAGCACGCTGGTCGGACGTTGCCTTGTATGCTTCACGGGCCTGTTCTTCGGACATGGCTGGTGGCTTTTCAGGGCCATCAGAATCATCAGAAGCGTCAGGCATCACGAACGGCGCCAAAGGAGTCTCAAGGCGCTTGAAGCGTCGGTCCAAGTCCCATGCGCCAGACATGTCTTTCATCACAACAAGAAAAATTTTCATTCTATTAGCTCTCAAGTTTGGTTACATGCTATCCTGGCCAATCTCACCGTCAAGGGTGTAGACCTCGGCAGGAGGTTTGACAAAGGGCTCCACAGGCACCCGGATGACAACGCCCGTGTACACCGTAGGACACGGCAAGGGCGGCGCCGGATAAGTAGCCAGGGCAAGTATCGCCCCGGCCAGCGCGCAGCAGATGCAGGACCATACGCAGCTTTCCAGACTTACGCTACGCATCAATAAGACACTCCCAGTAGATGCTAGATTTGCCATCGTCATACCAGTACGCGCCATCGAGTTTCCCAGTGCCTTTCGCCATGATCACAGATGGAAGCGGATGGCCGATTTGCAAATCTTCAGTCGTCTTGACCAGCTTGGTAGACTGCGCCACTTCACCGTTACTATCGCTGATGATGGTGAACGAATCCCCATAGTCGATCACCTGGACAGTCAGCAAGTTGCCATCTTTGTCAGTGCTGAATGATTTGCCACTGGCGACGTTGGTGACTGTTTCAGAGCACGTGAACAGTTCGGCCTTTGTGACATTCTTTTTGAGTCCAGATGCCTGGGCGCCGAGTGCACAAATAGAAAGGGCGAGCGCCAGGACGATTTTGGTTTTCATAGCAGATGCCTTATTTGGTGCGTTCAACGCCGACGCACTGAAGGTCAGAGTAGTAGGCTGATTTGGTTTGGAGTTGCCATTCACATTCGCTGCGGCTGGCGTAGATTTGAGTGTCGATGACTTTAGGCTTGCAGTCATAGCTGTTGCTGCCGTAGCAGATGATCTGGGCCAGAACGTATCCTTGGAACATATTAGCCACCTTCTGTCAAGTTATGGACTGACTATAAAGTTAATCAGTCAGATAGTAAAGCATCTTCTGGCACAGATCCCAAAATATCTGATCCCAGCATGTACTCTATGCCTTCAGCCGTTCTGATCCGGTATACGACGTTGGCCGCGCCCGTCCTCAAGTCTCCATCACTGGCCTCCACTACGCCAGAGCCTGACACGCGCTTATCCTTATAAAGGACGGTCGCCTCAGCAGGGTACAGGTCCATTCGGATCAGGCTTGAGCTTTTACTTCCGATCACCACCCAAGATTCGACGATGCCTGCATCACCCGCCTCCTCCAAAGCAGCCTGGTCACACTCGTGGACAGAGGTTATGACGCCTCCAATTGTCGTGATGTGGATGATGTGTGGAAAGTCTTTCATGTCAGCCTCCAGGCGGGTTAGCGGATAGTATATAGTGAACTTGCAATTGGCGCTAATTATTTCTACACATGGACTGGCTGTCTTGTGACTGTCGACAGATGGGACAATACCATAACAGTAGTACTGATAAACACTCACCCCCTATAATAGCGAACCATCACGACATACGTTGCGAACCTAAAATGAAATTATTCCCATGGAAAATAGTTCGGCAGTCGCCTGACGAATCTGCAAAGAAACATGCGCCTGCCGAACAAAAGCCAGCAGGGAATGTTGACCCACTTGACCTCATGGGCCGCACCGAACGGTCGGCGCCGTGGCCGAAGGATAAAGCCACCCAACATATTCCAGTCACCATCGACGCCTACCCTGTGCACATGCCAAAAGTTCCTGCGTGTGATGAACTCAGCAAAGGCGCCATGGACGCCATGGATGCCAAAGTTCTTGCCTCGACCAAAGTCGGCATGGACGCCAACGACATCAAAAACATTCCCGGCGGCATGGGCCAGAGCGCTTACACAGTGCCAGAGCAGCTGCAGAACTGGTACAACTCCATGGGGTTCATCGGCTATCAGTCGTGCGCCATTATTGCCCAGCACTGGCTGGTGGATAAGGCCTGTTCCCAAGCTGGTGAAGATGCCATTCGCAACGGTTGGGAGATCAAGACTGATGGCGACAAGCTGAGCGACGAAACGCTCAGTGAGATCAAGCAGCATGATGTTGACTTCAAGCTCAAGGAGAACCTGGCAGAGTTCAACCGATTCAAAAACATCTTTGGCATCAGGGTTGCAATTTTCGAGGTCGAAAGTGATGACCCTGACTATTACGAAAAGATATTCAACATCGACGGCGTGACCAAGGGATCGTACAAGGGCATCTCACAAGTTGACCCGTACTGGATGACGCCTATGATGACGTCAGATGCAACCGCCAACCCTGCCAGCCGCCACTTTTATGATCCTGAGTACTGGATCATCAGCGGGAAGAAATATCACCGCTCGCATTTGATGATTGCGCGTGGCCCGGTCCCTGCGGACATTCTAAAGCCGACTTATATATTTGGCGGCGTACCATTGACCCAGAGGATTTACGAACGAGTGTACGCTGCAGAGCGCACTGCGAACGAGGCGCCTCTGCTGGCCCTGAACAAGCGAACGACCACCATTTATGTTGACACGGCGAAAGCAATCCTGAATGAAGAGTCGTTCCTGTCCAAGATCATGCTGTGGGTCAAGTACAGGGATAATCACGCTGTAAAGGTTCTTGGTACGAACGAGAAGATGGAGCAGATTGATACAAGTCTGGCAGACTTCGACTCAATCATCATGAATCAATACCAGCTTGTCGCGGCAATTGCCAAGACGCCATCCACCAAGCTACTGGGCACCAGTCCTAAAGGCTTCGATGCGACTGGTGAATTTGAGTCCAAGTCGTACCATGAAGAGCTGGAGTCAATCCAGGAGCATGTGTGCGACCCAATGCTTGATCGACACTACCTGTTGACACTGAAGTCGTTCGGCCTTGATGTCAGAGTCAACATCGTTTGGAACTCTGTGGATTCGATCAGCACCAAAGAACGTGCTGAGCTAAACCTTCAGAAGGCACAGTCTGACGAAATTAATGCGAACCTTGGCGCAGTATCTCCTGAAGAAGTTCGCCAGCGTCTGCGCGATGATCCTCACAGCGGCTATAATCGTCTATCAGATGATGAGGCCAATGAAGTCCCTGGCATGACTCCTGAGAACATAGCAGAGCTTGAGAAGGCCGCGAGCGAGAAGCTGAGTGCCGCCCCGGCCCAAGCCGCGCAACCCGCCCCTACTACGGCGCCTGCTCCAGCACCGGCCACCAGCAATGTTCAGGAGCCTGCAGCGACCGGTGCTGTCGAGGCCGCCGAAGTCCCTCAAGTGGCCACACTGCCCAGCCGTGCGGACAACATCAAGAAGTTGGCAGATGATCTTGCCAAGATCATGTCAAGAATTCAAAGCGCTGTGACCATCAACGGGGCAGACCTGCCGGCTAATGCAAGTCCAGGCGTTAAGCGGTCAACCCAGCCTAGCACGTCAGGCGCCAAGCCATCCGTAGCAGGCGCCGGTTCTGTGGTCGAGGCCAAAGATGAGCACGAACTGCCGTCCATGAAAATCCACCACATGGACATCGCTATCGAAAATCCACGAGACTCGATCAGGACTGCAAAGGATGGATCGTGGAGTATCAAGATGCCTCATCACTATGGATACCTGAAGAATACAGTGGGCGCTGACGGCGACGGCATTGACGTGTTTGTCGGGCGCAGCTTGAATTCGCCAAAGGTGTTCGTGGTAAACCAGGTCAACAAAGAGGGCGGATTTGATGAGCATAAAGTGCTGCTTGGATTCCACAACTCTGTAGAAGCGGCCAAAGGATACAACGACTCATTCAAGCATGGCTGGGACGGCCTCGGTTCGATGGTAGAAATGGACGTGCCCGCATTCAAGGATTGGCTGGCGAATGGAAACAAGGCCAACCCGCTGTCCGAAGTGAACATCCAGACGCAGACTGAAGGCGATCCAGGGATGTCCAGCTGATGGCCTTCAAAGCCTCTAAGGTCAGACAGAAGAAAGCCCCTGCGCCAGTTGGCCGGGGCTCCCCCATCATACCGTCATTCGCTCTTGAGTCGTGGTATCGTAAGCAGATGGCATCGCTGCTGACTTCCATGATTGAGGACTACAAAAAAGAGTTGTCCGCAGAGGGAAAAACTTACGAGGCCAAACAGCTCTTTGGCACTGACGCTTCAGCAACTTCTGGATTCACAAGGACTCTGAACAGCCTTCGCCAAAGATGGAGCGGCATATTTGAAGCGTTCGCTGATAAGCTGGCCCCAGAGTTTGTAGAAAAGGTCGATGGCCAAGCGACTTCGGCGACTCTGCACAGTCTAAGTGTTGCAGGGCTAAAGGCCCCTGTGGCAACTTACAGTGCGGCTGTGGCCAATACGCTTCAAGCTTCTGTAACATATAACCACACCCTGATCACAGGAATAAGCTCTGAGGTCCACGAGAAGATTTTTGGATCAGTAATGCTGTCCCTGACTTCGCCCAATCCAGAAGAACAGGGCATGTCAGGGATTCATTCAGCGCTGCAGAAAGTTGGCATATCTGAGAAGAAACGAATCGACCTTATTGCCAGGGATCAGACCAGCAAGATATATAGCGCATTAAGTGACAACCGAATGGAGGACAATGGTTGTGAAGAGTTTGAATGGCTGCACTCTTCAGCAGGCAAGGTGCCGCGCCACACGCATGTCGAGAAGGATGGTCTGATATTCAAGCTGAATGACCCAAGGCTGTGGGAAGGCCCGAAAGCCGACCAAGGCCCACCTGGATGGGCGATAAACTGCCGGTGCCGAAAGGTGCCGGTGTTCCGTTGAATCTGACAAACGGTTGCTCGTTGTTATGCGCGCAATATAACATAAACTAAAGACAGGTATCTAGACATGAGTGCTGCAATCCAAGCAATGCGTAAGTGTGAACTTGCCAGCGTCCTCAAGAGCTTTGACCATCCCGGTCCTTTGAGCTTGCGTTGGGCCGCAGTTGATTTGATCGCAATAACCGCACTAATCGTGTACCATCTGGTCTAACGGACAGGTTTGCGATGTCTTACTATACCGGGAGAATCCTAGATCCAATCCTGGTATAAAACACGGTATAGTCTGCAGCCCAATAGCCGCGCGGGCTGTAGCTTACTTTCCCGGCAATACCGGGAGATTTGCTGTTTTGCAACTCTATATAGGAACGTATAAGATATATGTACCAATACTGATAACTCCTAATATATCTATTTTTTGATAATTTAAAGGTATGGTCGATATAGTAGTATGGTTAATTAATGAACTACCACGGCCCGCTTGCCTTTGCGGCCAACCACAACTATCCCTCATCTATTTATTCTCCCGATATGTGCCAATCTGCCGGTATAGTAACTTGTCTTCATGTTATATGGCATATGTGCAACACAACTCGCGGCCAAGTACAAAAGTTGTGTATGAAGTTCCTTTCTTGTGAACAGTCGTATATAATCCTTTCAACTACTCTGTTGCGAAGTATGTACGATGGCTGCCACCTCCCGCAAAATTGATGACAACGGCTTCCTGTTAGTTGAAGGCTGCCCAATCACATCATTTGGCATCTTCGTATACTCTGCTGGCCAAGTAGGCTTGCCGGGCGATCCGATGCGCATGGTCAATGTGTACCGTCCAGAGTCTGCCGTAAACAATCCTGCGACCATCGCTTCATTCATGAACGTCCCCTTGATTGATGACCATGAAATGTTGTCGGGTTTCGCGGGGGATAAGGAAAACACCGCGCCAGAGGACTATGGAGTCTCTGGCGTTCTCACTTCAAATGTATACTACGCCGCGCCATGGATGCGAGGTGATTTGAAGGTATTCTCAAGGCAGATGCGCAATGACCTGGCACAAGGCAAAAAGGATTTGTCTCTAGGTTATGCATGTGACTATGAGGAAACGCCCGGTGTGTTCGAGGGGCAAGCTTATGAAGTTGTCCAAACCAACCTGCGCGGCAATCACATCGCCCTAGTTGCTGAAGGCCGCGTGCCGGGCGCAAGGGTATTGGATGGCCTTTGCTTTGACCATCTATGTTTCGACTTCAAATCATCCTCTAAGGAGAATACCATGACGCTCAAGGCTAAGAAAGCCATGGACAAGGCGGCGCGTGATAGTGCCGTTGCACAACTTCAAACCCTCATCCCGCAACTCTCCACGGCCCTTGAAGGCTTTTTGGCTGAAGAGGCTGGCGAGGCCGCCCACGCAGAGCCTGAAGCCGGTGCCGTTCCTGCCGTCGCCGAGGTTGCTGCAGAGCCTGCCGTGGCCGTCGCGCCGGTAGTTGATGCCGAGGCCGGTGCAGAACCAGCCGCTGCAGCTCCTGCAACACCGGTAGAAGGCGCCGAGGCTCCAAGCGACCTCCCGGCCTTGATCAGCGCCGCTGAAGCCGCTATCGCTGCCCTGAAGGCCGCGTGTGCAACCCCTGCCGCAGATAACGAGGGCATGCCCGTTGTCGATAACGTCGAAGGACTCAACGACCAAAGTACCGTCCAAGGGGCTCAGGTCAGCACAGACGCACTCCCTGAAGAGCCGGGTGCGGCCATTGATAACGAGGAAAGTGAAATGGAAGGCAAACCAGGCTCTAAAGCGGGTGATGCTGCGCTACGCGGTTTCTACGCTGATTCTGCTGCTAAGGCTCGCATCTACGACCGGCTGTCTACAGTTGTTGGCGCCTTCGATTGCGCGGCTATGGACGCACGTCAAGTTGCTGCTTACGGGGTGAAGAAGCTGGGCATCGCTTGCGACTCCAAATTTGCTCCTGAAGCGCTGGATGCGTACCTGAGCGGCGTCGAAAAAGCCGCACGTCAAGTACGCATCACCCAGTCCAAAGCAGCAGACGCGGCAGCTGCGCCGTCCGCTGAGTCCAAAAGCCTCGACCAATACATCAACGGGAGCGCATCCTAATGCCTTTTCAAACGGTAGTTAACCGCAACTTCACTGCCGGCTTTGTCGGCGACATCGCCGCAGATGGCCCTCTGCGCGCCAAAGTTGGTCGCATCAAAGCCTCCACCTTCGCAGGCGCCACTCGCGAAAAAGGCGCCGTTGTCGGTCGCGCATTCGGCTATGTCGGCACCGTGCCTGCTACTGGCACCACTCAAGCCGCCAACGTTCCTGTGGTTGAAGTCGGTGGCAAGAACTTTGCCGGCGTCCTGTTCCACCCGAAACATTACGTGCTCCAGGGCACTCAGGCCGGTGGCGCACTCGCCCCGTCCTTGGAAGTGCCTGCTGGCACCGAAGGCGAGTTTGCCGACATGGTCATCATGTTCGCCAGCTTGATCAACTACACCACCGCTTCCCAGACGGTATTGGCCGGTGCCCAGATCGCATATGTGCCATCTGACATCACCGCCGAGAACGACGCGCTGCTGTTGCCGATTGGCGCACTGATCACTGTGCCAGAAGGCGTCGCAATCCCTGCCGGCTATGTACTGATCAAAAATGCCAAGGTGATGAACCCCGTCACCATCGGCGCTTCTGCTGCCGGCGCACTTGTCGCGGCAACCACCTCCATCCAATTGACGTAAGGAGACGCCATCATGAACACCAAACTGAGCCGTCTGCATTCCCGTATGAAGGCCATGGATGTCAAGGTAATGCCTGACTCCATGCTGTCTGCCCTCACCGGTGAAGCAGTAGCAGGCCTGGCCCGTATCGGCCTGGCCTTCGATCACCGCACCGTCATGGACCAGATCAGCTATCTGGACAAGTGCGGGGCATTCCGCCCTACCAGCGCGACTGGTATGGACGCCAACTTCACCGCGCCAATCACCAGCCCTTCGATCCCTACGCCAATCCAGTTCCTCCAGACCTGGCTGCCAGGCTTCGTCAAAGTGATGACCGCCGCTCGCAAGATTGACGAAATCATCGGCATCAGCACCCTCGGCTCGTGGGAAGATGAAGAGATTGTCCAAGGCATCGTTGAGCCTTCGGGCGTTGCCGGCGAATATGGCGACTTCACCAACATCCCGGTGACCAGCTGGAACGCCAACTTTGAGCGTCGCACCGTCGTTCGCGGTGAAATGGGCCTGGCAGTCGGCATGCTTGAAGAAGCTCGCGCTGCTGCCATGCGCATGAACTCTGCCGATGTCAAGCGTCAGCAGTGCGGCGTATCGCTGGAAATCTTCCGCAACGCAGTCGGCTTCTATGGCTGGAACACTGCCGGTGGTAACCGCACTTTCGGCTTCCTGAATGATCCTTCCCTGCCAGCTGCCACCACCGCGCCGTCACTGGGCTGGGCTGCCGCCGACTTCCAAAAGATCACCGGCGACATCCGCTTCGCAGTGGTCAAGTTGCGTACGCAATCCCAGGACCAGGTTGACCCTGAAAAGGTCAAGCTCACCCTGGCACTGCCTACCAACAAGGTTGACTTCCTGTCGGTGACCACCGACTTCGGCATCAGCGTTCGCGACTGGATCACCCAGACCTATCCGAAAATGCGCATCGTATCGGCTCCAGAGCTGAGCGGCGCAGGTGCCGGTGGTGAGGACATGCTCTATCTGTTCGCAGACAGCATCAGCGCCGACATCGACGGCTCCACTGACGGTGGCGATACCTTCACCCAACTGGTACAGACCAAGTTCCGTACCCTGGGTGTTGATAAACGCGCCAAGTCCTACGTTGAAGACTTCTCCAACGCTACGGCAGGCACCTTGTGCAAGCGCCCTTGGGCAGTTGTGCGCATCATCGGCATCTAACAAAGAGGCCTGATCCAATGGGGCGTAACGCCCCATTGTTCACCAAGATGTCTGTCGGCTGTAGGGGCTCGCAGGCACTAATAACTAGGACTACATACCATGAGCAAATATATCCTCTCCACCATGACCTTCTCGGTCAATTATTCCTTCTTTCGCCACGTCGGCAACCTGCCGATTGAGACTGCGAAAGTTACCATCCACGGCGGTGCGTCGATCCCTTCGGCAGTATCCGGTCGCGGCGAAATGATTCAAGATGGCGAAGGCCGTCCGCTTTGGATTGCAAATGGCGTACTGACGCCCATCAGCGATGCTGATTATGACCGCCTCAAGGATCACCCAATCTTTGTGAAGCATCAGGCCAAAGGGCTTGTCAAGGTGCTGGATCAGGACATCCGCGACAACAACAAGGCAATTGTCAAGCACACCATGAACATGGAGCCTGATGGCTTCCGCCAGCTGAACCACAAAACGCTGGGGATGAACATCAAGGTGACGACTGCCACAGTCAAAGCCGCCGACGAATTCCGCCTGTAAAGGATTGCGTGATGACAGTTTATAATGATGCACTTTTCCGCCAGCAATTCCCAGAATTCGCTGATGTGGCGAAGTATCCTGAGGTGCGCCTCAGCATGTACTGGACTGTTGCGACCATGTTTGTTTGCTCAGACAGCTCGCCTTACAACGTGCTCAATGGCCAGAGGCTGGTCGTCATTCTGAACTACGTCGTCGCGCACCTTCTCACAATCGGACAGCAGGCAGAGGACGCATCCAAACAGGGCGCGGCTGCAGGCTCTACAATGGGCGGGTTCACTACCGGGGCGACCATCGGCGAAGTCACCGTGTCTAAGATGGCCCCTCCTGCTGCGGACGGCTGGCAATGGTGGCTATCCAGCACACCCTATGGGCAAGCGCTGTGGGCCATGCTAGAAGTGTTAGCGGTGGGCGGAATGAGCATCGGCGGACTTCCTGAGCGTGAAGCATTCCGCAAAGTTGGCGGGGTGTTCTGGTGATTCCCGGCATCAACCTCCTAAACATCGCGGCTGGCGTTATTGGACAGCAAACCATCCAGTATCGAAAGTTCCTCAGCCGCGCACTGGATGATCAGGGCATCTGGGTTTCGGCGTTTGGTGAATACTTCCCTCTGCGATCTTCAGTCCAGAGGGTGAAGAGAACGCAATACATCCAGTTCAACCTGGAGTTCCAACGCAATTATGTCCAGGTGTTCGCGCCATTTGATATGATCGACTTGGACCGTGACACGTCCGGCGATCAGTTTGGATACAACGGCCGGCTGTACCAGCTTGAGTCGCAAGGCACGTGGTTTGCACAAGATGGCTGGGCGTCTTGCCTGGCAGTTGACATCGGCCCGTTCGTACCTCCTGTGTCAGCGCCTCCAGTAGAAGTTCCGGGTGACTTAGATGCTTGACTCACAACTAATACGAATCCTGAGGGCTGAAATTGAGGCTGGCGCCGTCGCCAGCTTTCCTTCACTTGCTGGTACGCCAGTCATCCAGAAGGCTCAGCCGACCCAGCAAGGCTCATCATCTGGCCCTTCCCTATATCTGGAGAAGATTGATGACGCACCACGCCACTGGCCTATGTCCAAATTCGGCCTGGTAGATGGCGTGTTCACTGAAGAGGTTACGCAGCTGTACGAATCCGTATACCAGATCAGCTCGCTGTTCTTGCAGCTGGTTGGCGCGCCAATCGTGATCACAGCATCTGACTTGGCCAATCAAGTGATGATGTGGTTCTTGCTCCCTTCTACAATTGCGCGCTTGCGTAAGCAGAACATCGGCATCTTGAGAGTCACCAAAGTTCGCAATGAAAAGTTTGAGGATGACGAGCACAAGTTTGAGGCACACCCAAGCTTCGACTTGACCATCACCAATGACCGAACACTGTCCGTGACCACTCCAAAGGTCACCACCATCGACGGCACCATCCACTCGGTATAAGCCATGGCCGGTTCGCAGATGATCAATCGCCACATCGCCGCGCTCAAGAAGCTGCGTCCTGGCGCAGTCGCAGAGGCTGGCTGGTTTGAGTCTGCTAGATACCCAGCCACCAGTGGTCAGTCCGTAGGTATCCAAGTGGCACGAGTAGCCCGCATGAATGAATATGGCGGGGTTATCGACCATCCAGGCGGAACAAAGTATATTACCGATGCAGCGGTTGGCGGTAAAAACGCCCGCATGCTTGGCACTCGATTCGTCAAAAACAGTTTCCAGGGCGCGCACAAAGTTACAGCAGCCCACAAAATTACCATACCATCCAGACCATTCATGAGGTTGGCCTGGAGCAGGTTTAGTGCTGACCGAAAGACGATCCAGAAAAGGATAGCAAAGGATCTGGTCAGTGGCAAGATAACCCCTGATAAAGCATTAGGGCAAATTGCTCTTATTCTTGAAGGCTACATAGCCAAGAGTATAAAGAATGGTAACTGGGAGCCCAACGCCAGATCGACAGTCGCGGCCAAGGGGTTTGATAAGCCGCTCATCCATTCATCGCACATGCTCCAGTCCTTGAGCAGCCGAGTAATTTAACAGGAGTCACAACAGTGATCAGTCAAAGTCGTTACATCAAGATTGTATCTGGCGTTGGCGCGGGAACTGCCATAGCAGAGCGCAAGCTCATCATGCGGGCAATCACGCGCAATACCAAAGTGCCGCCTGGCGTCGTTATTGAGTTCAGCAGCGCTGATGCTGCCAGCTCATTCTTTGGCGCGCAGTCTGAAGAAGCGAAGCGTGCTCAGGCATACTTCTCGTTCATCAGCAAGTCGATCACGTCGCCTCCAACCATCAGTTTCGCTCGCTGGGTAGATGCGCCAATTGCGCCGATGGTGGTTGGTGATGCGCTGCCAAAGAGCCTTGCTCAACTCACAGCCGTCGCCGATGGCACGCTGTCCATCATCGTCGGATCGACCACGGTACAGATCACCGGCATCAACCTCGCAGCCGCTACCGATTTGACCGCAGCCGCAGCCCTGGTTCAGACTGCCATCCGAACGTCTGTTGACGCACAGCTGGTTACTGCCACCGTCACCTTCGACACCAACACCAGCCAGTTCGTTTTGGCAGGCTCCACGCCAGGCTCTGGCTCATTGTCCGTAGTCGCCACTGGCGCGAGCACTGATCTAGCCATCCTGTTGGGCTGGGCCACGGGCGGCACCGTCCTGGTCGCCGGTCAGGCTGCTGATACTCCAGACGTGGCCTTCATCAAGAGCACGTCTGTCAGCAACAACTTCGGCTCTTTCATCTTCACCACCGGCGCGGCCATCCTGACCAACGCTGAGATTGCCGCAGTCGCAGCCGCGAACCATGCGCAGAACAACCTGTACATCTTCAGCGTGGCAACTGTGCCGTCCAACCTCGCGGCCCTGTTCGAACTCGTCAAGGGTTTCAGCGGTTGCGCCCTCAACATTCTGTCTGCCACTGCTGCGAATGATTTTGTCGAGCAGTCTCCTTGTGAGATCACTGCAGCGATCAACTACAATGCTGTGAACGCATCGCAGAACTACATGTTCTACCAGTTCCCAAATCGCAATATCTCCGTGAGTGACGACCAGACGGCAGACTCCATGGACAAGAGCCGTGGCAACTATGTGGGCGTCACCCAAGTGGCAGGCCAACAACTCGCCTTCTACCAGCGCGGAATCCTCTGTGGCGGTGGTACTGCTGCCGTTGACATGAACGTGTACGCCAACGAAATGTGGCTCAAGTCGGCCATCGTGTCGAACATTCTGAGCCTGTGCGTCAACGTGCCGGATGTCCCGGCCAACCCGCTTGGCGCGGCCATGGTCCTGGCCGTCCTGCAGCCGATCCTGACGCTTGCCGGTGACAACGGTACATTCTCCCCAGGCAAGCCTATCAGCGCCGTGCAGCAGGTGTTCATCACGCAGTCTAGCGGTGACAAGAACGCTTGGCGTCAGGTGTTCTCTCTTGGCTACTGGATCAACGTCACATTCTCCAGCTATGTGAACGAAAACACCGGCCTGACCGAGTGGAAGGCTAGCTACAAGTTGATCTACTCCAAAGGCGATTCCATCCGCTTTGTCGATGGCAACAACATCCTGATCTAACTTACTTGGCTAGTGCGACTGGTAATAGGACCGTCGCACTAGTTCGGTTATAATCATCGCAACAGGAGATAGACATGATCAATATTGCAGGTTTCGGCTACTCGGCACTAATCACGGCCAGTAACACCTTCCCCAACGGCTTTGCCCTCGTGGACTTCGCTGATGACGGCGACCCACTGGACAGTCCAGAGCTGCCAGTTGCGGAGACTGGGTTTGGTTTGAACGGTGACATGCTCGTGTGGACTCATCCACAGGGCGTGGAAATCACCTTCATGGTCATCCCGACTAGTGAGGGTGACATCAACCTGGACACTTTGCTCGATGCCAACCGCGTCGGCAAAGGCAAGACTAGCGCACGCGACAAGATCAACATCGTCCACACGTACCCGAACGGCGATGTTGCCACTTGCACCAACGGAGTGATCCTCAGCGGCAACATGCTTCCTGGCATCTCAGGCGCAGGCCGTCTCAAGTCGCGGCCTTACAAGTTCCGTTTTGAGCGCATCACCAAATCCCGCGCCGCGCCACAAGTCGCATAACCATGAATAAAATCCCGCTATCCACTTTGCCCAATCAAGAATTAGCCTTCAACCTGGATGGTGCCTATTGGCGCCTGCACATATATCAAGCTGTAAGCCTGATGTATGTCGACATATCAAGGAATGGCGAGAAGTTGATTGATGGGGTAAGGTGTTTTGGCGGGGTTGGCCTTCTGCCATACAAGCATCTTTACCTTCCGAACTTCGGGAACTTTATTTTTGATAGTGATGCTGACTATACAAACTTTGGCAATACGTGCCAACTTTATTATTTGAATCTCGCAGAATATAAATCCTTCTTGTCGATGGAACAACTGGACTTCAAGTCATGAGCACGACAACTGTCAAAGTTAATGAGCTCAATGATCTGGCCATTGATGAGTTCGGAAATCTGATCATCATCGAGGATGTTGCGGCCGTAGCACAAGATGTTAGGCTGAACACTCTGATGCGCACTGGAGAGGACATATTTGACGTCCAGGCAGGCGTTGATTATTTCCAGTACATATTCACACCGCAGCAAGACTATGATGAGGCCCGACGTTCGCTGTCATCGGCCATACTGGCGTCCCCATCAGTACTAAGCATTGACCAGTTGAGCATCACCCTCGATGCTGAAACGTTCAACTTTACAGCCCAGATCAATACGGTCTTTGGCCAACTTACAGTGAGGAATACATGAGCACTCCAACCATCTTCACCCAATACCACGGCGGCGTCTTGATCTCATCCTCTGAGCCTACCAGCCATCTTCCCAAACCTCTCACATCGTTCACGCCCGCGCCAGAGGTGCAAAGCGACTCCATCGTGGTCGTCGATGCATCCCAATCCGGCACGCCTAGCCTGATGCAGCCGCCTGCCGGCGCTGAGGACACTACTACCACCGGCGATGATGGCGCGGCTGTAGTAGATCCAGCGAACCACGCCGCCGTCGATGTCGACAAGTCCGCTGGCGCTACCGGTGATGACGGCGCCTCCACCGGTAGCGAGTCGAACTCCGCCCCGGCCTCTGCAGACACCTCTGCAGCTGCGAAGGTGGCCGAGCCGACCGCTACCACTGACAAGCCTGCTGCCACTACCCCAGCGGCTGCAGAAGCCGTCAAGACCACCACCAAGAAGTAAGGCGCTCAAATGATCGACATCAGCGGTTTTGGTACAGGCATTGTGATCGTGGCTCTTCAGTCATTCCCGACTGGATTCTCACTTTCTAAATTTGCTGATGATGTCGATCCTTTGACATCCAGGGAGATTGAGCCCATCGGATTTGACATGCTATTTGATGGGGATATTGTAACATACGACAAAGCAGCGCCTGTTGAAGTGACTGTTTCAGTCATACCAGGCAGTGATGATGACATCAACCTGAAGATTCTTCTGCAAAACAAAAAGAGTGCATTTTCCATACTGCCACTCCCAGACATCACAACCATGGTCGTCACCTATCCAGATGGCGGTCGTGTAATACTCACCAAGGGCAACATCACCAAAGGCCCTGTGGTGGACAGCATATCAGCAAATGGACGTCGCAACTCGAACACCTTCACCTTTATGTTCGGCGCGTTCGCAGGTGCGCAGTCGGCCAAACAGATCTTCACCGGCCTTCTCCAAGGCGCACGGGAGCTTTTCTGATGGCTGGCAATATCCTTACAGCACTATTCTCCAAAGCATCCTTGACCATACTGAACCAGACTCGCGGCATGGTAGTGGCCAAGGGGCTGAAAGTTGTAAAGGGCACCATCAGGCTGAGCTCAGAATCCTTCGGACACTCGCTGGAGGATGGCACTGTAAAGGTGGACTCAAGAATCATAAAGCCATCAAAAGTTGTATTCGATGTGATATGCCCAGATCTGGAGACGGTCGCACAGGTCAATGACTTACTGCTTGATCGCCAGTCCCTGTACCAAATAACGTCTCGCGGCATCATCATGGCCAACTTGCAGGTGAATACTGAAACGCTTCGGCAATCGGCTGAGATGACGGTTGCCACCCCAATCAGAATATCCTTCCAGCAGATTCTGATCCAGAATGTAAGCCCGATAGTTTTTGCAAACTCATCAAACTCCACGCTGATCGACCGTGGCATTTCAGCAGTCAACAACGCAACTTCAACCGTCAAAGATTTGTTCGACAAGACATCTGGCAGAATCACAACCTTTCTGAGTTAATAAAATGGCAGAGTCAATACTATCCAGCATATCATCTTTGCTTGGCAATACCAAGTTTACCATCAAAGATGAGTTCGGATATGCGTACTGGCGCGATCTGAAAATAGTATCAGTCGAGATTATGGGCGATGCCGCGACTGCTGAGAATCCTCTTGCCACCAATGAGCTGTCGGATGACGCCACATATGTCAACCTGCTTGATATTGACATATCGAATGGCAAGATCATACGTCCTGTGAAGTTGAAGTTGAAGGCCATATGCAACAATTTGGCGACGATAGAGGGCATCATGTTGGCCTTCGCTCAGACAATCAACATGTACGATATCACATCCAGGAAAATCAGCGCCGACGCCATGATGATGAAGGATGTGGAGATATTGCAGACGTCTGATATGATATCGGCAGTAACAATCGTCATCGAGTGGGAGCAAGCAGAACCTCCAGTTTACAATGCATTCGATCCAGACAACCCGTCCAATGACAAGACTTATGGACTTAGGATTCAAACACCTCCTAATGTGCCACTGACGCTCTCTGGCATAGGCAGCAACATAGTATCATCCGCCGAATCCCTATATAATAAAGTCTCTAAAGCAATTGGTGGATAACATGATTGAGCTCATCAACTCCCAGGGCGTCGCAAAACGAGTCATCATTGACCGATTCGATGCCCTTGACGGCTGGGATATCCAAAGCCGTTTCCGTGACTTCGCGGCCAGCACCGACCGGGCCTTCAAGCGCGCCTATACGATGGAAATTCTTTCCTACGCCACTGTCGAGTTCAACGGCATGAAGTTGCCGCTGTCGACAAGCGCTCTGATCGACAACCACCTGGAAACTTGGAGCAACATCGAGTTGGTGTTCAATGCCATCCTTCGCGACAACGGCATTGACCCTGACACTCACGCCGACAAGCCTGCCTACTGGGAGAATGCCGGGGCGGAAATGGCCATATCATTCATCGCAGAGGCAGCAAAGTTGATGGGGCCTGCCATTCAAATGGCAAGTGCAGCGCAACTCCAGGAGTAACTTGCCGTGGCTGATGAAGTTGAAAAGTTCGTACTCCAATATGAAGTGAGCATGAAAGATGCCATCACTCGATTGGAGCAATTGAACAACAAAGTGGACCAAGTGCCAAAGGGCACCAAGAAGGCGACTGAAGGCTTCAAGGACTTCGCCACAGGTGCATCCGACGAAATCGGCAGGCTTGTGCCTGGCATCGGCAGGGTCACTGGCGCGATTGGCATAATGAATGCCAGCTTCATTGGCGCGGCAGCAGCAGTCGCAGTACTCGCGGCAGGCGTAAAATCTGTCATGGCATTGCGCGAGCAGTACAACACGCAGCGCGTCGTCGGCATGGGCATAGGCGTATCGTCTATGCGCGTTGAAGAGTACCAGAGAAAGTTCATAAAGCATGGCGAGGGCAGCGTAAGTCGAGAAAAGACGGCTGAGCAGCTCAAGAATATTGCCGATATGCAACACGCCGCGTATGCCGACTTGACGCGAGTTGGGACAGAGGCTCGCAAGTTCAAATTGATGGGCGTTGACGTTGGCGCAGTAGGAAAGCCGCAGGTTCCATTCAACGAGCTGATCAGCAAGATGGGCGAACGCTTCTCCAGGCTGAAGCCTGCTGAAGTCCAGGGCCAGGCCAAAGCATTCGGCATTGATGAAAACTTCGCCATAGCCTTATCAAAGATGGGATCATCCATCGGCAAGGTCACAGAACATACAAATGAAGAGGTCGAGGCGCGTGCCAGGGCCGAGGCGTCACTTACAGAGTTTAATGATGAACTAGCAAAGTTAAACCAGAGCTTCAACACTCTGGAGATCAGCCTTGGCCAGAAGTTGCTTCCGGCATTCACGGCGTTGATCGACATAGTTGACAAAATCGTCAACTTGATCCCTAAAGATGTAGTGGGAGATTTTGTAACTAACCAGACGAACTTTGCATCTGGCAATGAGAGGCCGTCAGAGTCATTCTGGGAGAACATGGCTCGTCACCCTGTCGCAGGTGCAGGTCCATTTGGCGCGGCATACCGAACCTACAAGGCGCGAACTCAGGACACATCCAACCTTGTCACGCCTATTGGGTCGGCGCAAGAGGAACGTGAAAAGACAGAGGTTCGCAGGCTGGATCCAAACTTGGGCAACCAGACCGGCAAGGGCACCGTTGACCGAACCTCCCCTGTCAACAAGACTGGAGACGCTGCCAAGGACACCAAGACTGCCAAGTCACTTGACGAGCTAGCGAACTCGGCAGACCGTCTAAACTCTGAGGCCAGCCAGAATGCCGCGAAAATGACAACGGCAATTAACATGTTCGCTGGTGCGGTGGCTAGTTTTGCAAATGCGATTGATGAGCGCCAAGCATGGGCTGCATGGGCCGGTGAGGCCGGTAAGGCTAGCGGTCTCACCGGACCCAGGGGGATGGGCCAGGGACCAGGAGGAAACGCCTCTAACAATGTTACAGGGCGTGACTACCAGGCAGAGGCCGAGGCATCCATCATGGCTTCGCGCCAACCATCGACCATGCCGGCCACCCCATGGGACCAGGCGTTCGCTGACGCCGAAAGGCGCCATGGAATCCCGGCTGGCACTCTGAAGAATCAGGCTCGTGTCGAAAGTGAGTTCAACCCCAACGCAGTAAGTGAGGCAGGCGCTGAAGGCCTGCTCCAGATAATGCCAGCGAACAAGAAAGCCCTTGGCGTCAAAGACTCGTTTGACCCTCTACAGAACATCGAAGGCGCGGCCAAACTCATGGCTGAAAACCTCGCTGCTACCAATGGTAACTTGCGTGAGGCTCTGATGATGTATCATGCAGGGCCAAAGCGCGAAGGCTGGGGGCCAAAAACCAAAGCATACCCTGACAAGGTGTTGAAAGTCGCCACAGAGCCCCAGGCCACCCAGCGTGAGTGGACAGGCGTTCCGTCAGTTAAAGAGCGTGCTGAGCAGCGGGCCATCCAGGACGCGAACCGCGACCGCAATGAGGTCCGAAATCCTGAGAAAGGCGAGGCCAGATCCAGCCTCAATCTGAAGGCTACACAGCAGAACATAGCAAGCCGACTTGGCGTGGACGTCAAACAAGTACAGCAGGGCGGCGTGAACCGTGGCGACGTGGAGTTTGCCACATCGCAGTTGGAGGCTGGCGTCAAAAACCAGATCTTCAACTTGAACAAGGAGCTTCAGGCAGTAAACCTTCCACAGTCCACCCGGACCAAGTTGATGAATGACGTTCGGGATCAAGAATATGGCCTGAAGCAACTTGAGCGCTACGGCCCAGAAGTGGCTGAGCGGCAACAAGAAGGCGCTAGGTCAATCACAATCGGTGAGCGTGCTATCGTTATTAACCTGAACAGCGTCCAGGACCCAGCCGCCAACGCAAAAGCCATATCTGACCAGCTTGACGCGAGACTCCAGGAAATTGCCAATGGCGCGGCCACAGGAGTGAAGATTTAATGGCCCTACACGACCGAATCCTCAGGGTTACTTTGACGATGCCTGAGGGCGACAAGGTGGTTCTGGACCAGTCGCTAAACATGCGCATCAAGATTAACAAAGCCGCGATGATGCTCCAGAATAGGGCGTCCATAGATGTGTCAGGCCTCACCACTCAACTGCGCGAAACGCTCCTGTCTCAATTTAGCATCTGGAACAAAAGACTCATCGACACCGGCGTAGTGGATCGAAAGGTCTGGATTGACGTAATGATCGAGGCCGGGTGGTTCGTCGATGGCAATGACCAGTCGTCGGTGGTGTTCATAGGGCAAGTGGTCAGCACTGAGCCTACATCGCCGCCGCCTGACATAGGGATCAGAATCAACTGCTATTCGCGTCAAATCGACAAGACGACTTTCGTCACTAGCATGGCGCCGTCAAGCATCACATTCAGCGATTATGTAGCGTGGGCCGCTGGCCAGATGGGGCTTGGCACTAACTTCATTTGTGACACCTCATACAACGACGTCATCCTGTCCAATCCTTCTCGATCCTCCTTTGTTCGCAGCGCATTGCTGATTGACATCCAGAACCAGTACAGGCCAGATGTCGCGGCTTTCATTGATGACAACTTACTTATTGTCAAAGATGTGAACAAGTTGATCAACCCAAAGGCCATCCCCAAATTAACTGAGCTCATCGGAATCCCCAGTTGGACTGAGTGGGGAGTCGAGTTCGTCGTGCTTATGAATGGCGCTGTAAAACTCGCCAACGGTGTCGACATCAAATCCAAGATGAACCCAAGCATGAACGGCCAGTACGTCGTGATGACTTTGGAGTATGATCTGTGCAGCCGTGATAAACCATTTTATGTAAAAGGAGGGGCGAGCCCGCCCGCTTGATATGGCCAGAATTACTAAGATGTTTGACACGTTCGGAGTTCAGTACAGATCCACCCAATACTCTGCCGCGACTGGAATAGACCTGATGGATGACATCATGGGAACAGGGCCGATGGAAGTTCTGTGTCTGACCGAGGTGAAGCGTGGCGACGTGTGGGTGCCATTGACAACTCCAGAGGCCATCAATGAACTTGTCAGAGACAAGGCCGCCATCTTGCCAGGCGTCCTTGTCCTCAAAGGGTTGTGCTCAATCGTGAGCGACTTCAACTTTGCATTCCTTGTCGGATGGCACGGCGTAAAAGTCCCTAACAGATTCATTGACGGTACAGAAGGCGTGTCAACCAAATATTCCAAGCCGATGATATCGCAACTAGTGAATGATGGCATCCCACTTCGCGATCTTGAGGAATATTATTCACTTGAGGATGCATTCAGGATGTTTGATATCCGTATGGCCAAAGGAGTTAATGAAGCGCTGGCTACAGAGGCAGCGAACAAGCGCAATGCCCGATAACAGGTTTACTTGATACATCCGCGACCGCTATAATATGGTGAATCCGAACAGGCGCCAAGCCATGTCCCTAAAGCCATTAATCAATGCAACCTCCTCAGATAGCAAGAGCGAGTCAAGCGCACTCGCGGCTATCATGAGGAGTGGCGAGCTGAACTTTGAGGTCATGCTGCCAGCCATCCTGATCAACTTTGACAGGGCCAAAAACATCGCCACAATCCAGCCACTTATAACTTGGATTGACATGGGCGATAATGCCAAGCCAAGAAATCAATATGCAGATGTGCCAGTTGTATCTTTAGGTGGTGGCGGATTCCACATCAGCTTCCCTCTGAAGAAGGGCGACCTGGGCTGGATCCATGCTGCTGACAGGGACATGTCCCAGTTCATCAAATCCCTGAAGATGGCCAAGCCTAACTCCATGCGCACCCACAAGTTTGAAGACGGCTTGTTTGTGCCGGACGTTTTCAGACAGTATGCCATAAACAGCGAGGATGGCGCCGCGCTAGTGATCCAATCGACTGACGGCGCCACGCGCATATCAGTGCGAGCCGACAACATAAAGATCACGGCGCCTACTGGAGTCACAATTGACACGCCATTGACCACCATCACCGGCAATGTCAAGATCAATGGCGACGTCGTCATGGACAAATCACTATCTGTCGCCATCGAGGCGACGGTGGCAGGCATACCGGTCACCAAACACGGGCACATAAGCAGTGCTCCAGGCACACGAACTGCTAACGGGATGATCCCATAATGACAGGGTACAGCTACATCACCGATACAGGCATCGTCTCAGCTGACACCGCTGACATTCTTGATGTCGTCCAACGGGAGTGGCGCGCCTCTCTCGGCCAGAAGCTGAACGTTGCCGCTGCCACTCCACAGGGCACAATGATCGCAGGCGAGGCGATTGCCCGCACCAGCACGATGAAGACCAATGTCGAGTTGGCAAACCAGATGAACCCTCAGTTCTCATACGGGCCGTTCCTCGATGCCAACTGCGCTTTCCTTGGCATCGAGCGTGGATCCAACAAGTCCACCAAAGTAACTGCGGCCGAGTCAGTTGGCGATCCAGCCACCAGAATCCAGAAGGGCTCCAGAGTCCAATCCCCAGGCGGTGAAGTATTCATCACTACTGAGGACATCGAGATTGGGGTCACAGGAGTCGCAGCCACCAATCTGGTGTCAGTCGCATTCGGAGATATTCCCGTTGAAGTGGGCGACATGAGGATTGTTGACGGGACAATCGGATGGGGCGCCGTCACAATCCTGTCAACGTCCACGATCACTCCTGGCGTCCTGGCACTGACCAATGCACAACTAAAGAACCAACGCAGCAGACGGTTGGCCAGCTTAGGGCGTAGTGGCACTGAGGCAGTATGGGCAGAAGTTCTGGCAGTGGACAACGTAAGTTCTGTCAAGGTCGTTGAGAACAACACCGGAGCAGTTGGAACAGTCCAAGGCGTTCAGTTCACACTTCCTGGCGCGGCCTGGGTTTGCGTCGCTGGTACTCCGAACCAACAGGCAGTTGCCGATGCCCTGTACGCCGCGCACATGATGAGTTGCCCATGGGATTATGGCACCAACGCTGGCGTGCCAGTAAACCCTCCTAATGGCGTTGCTGTGGTCGATCCGATCACAGGCCTGACGTACAGTGTCAAGTGGACCACTCCATTCCAGTTCGATACTTACATCAAGGCCACAATTGCCAACGGCACCAGCGCAGCCTCGCCAATCCAAGGCGTGGGCAATGCCATCATCAACTATGCCAATGGGAACATCGAGGGTGAAGAGGGTTTCGTAGTAGGTGCGAGCGTATCAGGCTATGAGCTTGCAGGCGCTGTTTCTAGGACGCTCCCAGGCCTATACGTGCGGTCGATCCTAGTGGCTTGCGTGCCAGCCGGTAGCGCCCCGCCTGCAGCTGGCGCCTACACGTCAGAATTCATCATGTCGCCATTCGGCCAAGCCAACATTGCAATTGGCAACATACAGGTGATTACGGTATGACCATGACGCCTTTCGACGGCAGCATTCAACAGGCACTGAAGTGGTCGCAGAACAAGGCGCCTGGCATCAGCAGCATCATCGAAAGGAAGGCTGAATGGTACCAGAACAACCACGACCAGTTCTGGTCAGGTTGGCAGTCTGCGGTATTTGACATTCGCACGGCCAACCCATTTGGACTGATGGTATGGTGCATCATCCTTGGTGTTCCATCTGCGCCATTCGGGCTGTATCCTGCTGCGAATGGCTGGGGATTCGGGCCACTGCGCGAGAATTTCATTCACAAGGCTGGATCGCCGCCGATTCCAGGTAGCAGCAACCCCAACCTGACAGGCGGCAACTTCTATGGCGGCGGCAACAAAGAAATTTTGAACATGGATGAAGTTCGTCGCGCTCTGCAGACTCGATACATCGCCCTGGTGTCAAACGGCGGCGTCAAATTCATCAACCGCATGCTGCGATACATCTGGAATGGCGATCAGCCGTGGGACATGCAGGGCGGGCGGTACTTCTATCTGGCAGACATCACCAGCCAGACTCCGACCAGCTCCAAACACATTGTGGAATACAGGGTAGGTCCGAACATGGAAATATCCACCCAACTAATCAACGTTTTGAATGATCGCTCGATGGGCATCATGCCCAACGTCTGCGGCACCAAAATAATCGTAACTCAGGAGTAAACAGCGTGCCACTAATCGTACCTGATTTGATCATCCAGCCGTTCGCGAATGGTGCGACTGTTGATGATATCCAAACGCCGCCGCAGACGGACGGTAATGGATTTGTCAACTTTACGAACGGCTACACGCCATTCTATGAGATCAGCCTTACTGCCAACGATCCATTGGCCAAGGCTGTCGAGCGCCAAGTGCAGAACTACATGTTCAATGCTTTGACGAAAAACGCGATGGCTTGGCAAGGCCAGGGCCTTCCCGTTTGGTTTCCTGCCAGATCCGGTGGTTACGTCAAAGATGCCCAAGTCATTCGCGTCGTGGCAGGCGTCAACCAGATATTCCGATCTACAGCAGATAACAACATCACAGATCCTGCCAACAGCGCGACCTGGATGTATGTGCAAAATACCTCTGAGATCATCAAGAACGTGCCTATGCCTGCAGGTGGTCCGGGCGGGCCAAGCGCAGAATTGATCACGGTGGCGACCAACTTGGCCACTCTTGGTCGAGGCACCTATGAGATTGTGTCTGATGCCGTTGCGCAGGTTTGCCCCGGCGTCGGGTATGTCCCTGGAACAGCTGCGACAGCCGGCATGTTGGAGGTGGTGACTTGGACATCAGGCGCGCAGCTAGTCACAATGCAGCGATACACAGACAGGAACGGCACCATATTCACCAAGTCCGGCATCGACTCTGTATTTGGCCCATGGACCATTCAGGTCGGCACCAACTACCTACAGCGCGGCACTGCTCTGTATGCAGGGGCCTCTGGTGCCGTGGCCAACGTGTACGTGGCCAACACGGTGCCATCATTCTCTGAGTTCAGTATCAGCACCGTTCTCAACCTGTACTTCGGTGGCGCAGGAACGGTGCCGAACACAGGCCCGAGCACCATCGACGTTAACGGCACTGGCCCGTTGCCGCTATCGGGTGCGAGTGGCAACCTGCTTCAGGGCGGGGAGATCATCGGCGGCTCAATGGCCCAGATTCGCTTCAGAGGTACAAGCTGGGTGTTTGTGCCTCAGTACGGTGGCAGCCTCCCAATCAAGGATGCTGTGGCGAGCCGTCAAGCAGCATCGCTCGGCCAAGTCAACTCTCTGATCGCAGCCGCGCAAATCAACGATGTTCAGTGGTCCGCCGTCAAGAACACACCTACCACACTTGGCGGATACGGCATCACGAACGCTCTGCCTAACCTGAATCCTGGGGTGGGAGGAAACTATGATTTGCGTGGCGCGCAATACGCATTCGTGACTGCGACAAGTGAGACGCATGTTGCAGCGAATTCGTATTGGAGTGGCACCGACTGGATGAGGATGGACGTGGCCAAGTCTGCGAGTGTTCTTGTGCTGAACCAGTTCGGAGCCAGAATACAAAAAATCGCAGCCGGGGCTAACCCAATCGTTTGGCCAGCTGCCCAAACATTCACAATTTGCGACTTTAGCAATTCATATTCTCGCGTTGAGTCAGATGCCACGTTTGCCAAGAAGGCCACTACACTTGGCGGGTACGGCATAACTGATGCCATCCCGAATGTAAACAACCTTGGCGTCAACTTTGACCTCCACGGCGCGACTGCCAGCTTCGTGACTTCTGCAGCTGAAGTTTTCATGGCTGCGAATGCTTGGTATAATGGCACAGCCTGGGTGCAGCATGACCCCAGCAAGCCTTCCGTCTCAATCGGAATCACCGGCAACACTCCCGTGATACTTCGCGCCCCAGTCGGGGCATCAGGTGCATTCTGGAATTATAACCAGATCTTGATGGCGAAAGACTTCACCTATGACAAGACTGAGGTCAACGCTTTGCTGGCCCCAATCAACGTAGCACTTGCCCAGAAAGCGAATGCTGCCACGACACTGGCCGGGTACGGCATTACAGACGGCCTTCCTAACCTTTCGCCAGGATCAGGTGCGGGAGGCAACTACACCCTGCTAGGCCAGCAATACGTCTTCACAGCTGCCACCACCATCGCGCACTTGTGCCAAAACGCATCCTGGAACGGCGCGCAATGGAGCCGAATGGACGTGTCCAAGGGCGGCATTGTTGTCATGGCCATAAATGGAAAGCTGGTGGTACAACCTTTTGCTGCTGGGGCGAACCCACTCAGCTTTCCCAACACGTTCGACGTGATCAACTCTAGTGATGTTGCCACAGAGACCAAAGTTGGCATCGCCCCGATTGCGCCGATTGCGACTGTCAACGCTGGCGTGGACGACTTCGCATCTGTGACATCCAAAAAGCTGCGTTGGGGCGTCAGCATGAGCCTTGGCCCTAATGGGTTCTTGGCTCTGCCATCGTGGCTTGGCGGCGTGATCTTCAACTGGGGCCGTGCTAACGTCACCGGTAACGGCCAAGTGATACTGTTCCCCAAAGCCTACCCATCTGAAGTGTTCGTCTTCATTCCAGGCACAGGCACCGACACTGGTGGCGCTGCCGAAGTCATGAACACTGTTGTCGGCTCTCTAGGTTTGTCAGGCGTCACAGTGAATGCCACTTCAGTCGCTGAATACCACTGGCTCTCAGTAGGTCGATAATCCACAGTGACAGGCTAGAATCATCTAGCCTGTCAAACAGGAGTAGTAATGAACGTATCTGAAGAAGTAATCGTCATCGGCACTGGTTGTAGCCCTTCCCAGGCAAAGGTCTGGTCTGGCCCAATCAATTCCGCCCTGATCAAGTTCGGAATTACCACCATCAATCCTGTCGCGGCATTCCTGGCCAACGCTGGGGTTGAGACGGGCGGGTTGAAAGCCTTCACCGAGAACCTCAACTATAGTGCTCAGGGGCTCGCTAACACGTGGAAAAGCCGTTACTCGGTTGACCCCAAGGCTACCCCCAAGGTGCCCAACGCGCTCGCCCTACAGCTTGCAAAGCGACCAGAGGCCATAGCAAATAACTGTTATGCAGATCGCATGGGGAATGGCAATGAAGCGAGCGGTGACGGGTGGAAGTATCGCGGCCAGGGCATATTCCAGCTGACAGGCCGCGCCAACTTTCAGGCATTCTTCAAGGCAGCTGGCCTTCCTGAAGACTCTGATCCGGCGATTGTCTGCGAGCCGCAGTCTGCCGCGCTGTCAGCTGCTTGGTTTTTCAAAGAGCGCGGCTGTATTCCATTGGCCGAGAAGGATAACATCAGCGCAGTGGTCAAGCTGATCAATGGCGCTGTGCCAGGGGCTGCGAATCACGGGCCATTGCGGGTGAGCCGATATCTGGCTGCGAAGCGGGCGATGCGAGGTTAGCTGAAGTTGTGATGCCAAAACACCCCTATCAAGGGGTGTTGTTTTGAGGGGCTTGAATTAAAGCAGGAGGGTCGGCGATGGGCGCAATGTCATCGCTGGTGTAACTTCCTGCTGTACTGATCAAGCCTATCAGTATGGCCCTTGCCATCTTATCCTTGATCGTCTCACCAATGACTCTGGTAAGTACGTTGAGCAACTCCTGCTTCAACTGGGGACTCATACGCTTTATGAAGCCCTTCCGTGGTCGTCTCATTCTCATGTCATTCACCCTATGTTCTGTGCTGTGTTAAGTCCTTTAACATCGCTCTGAGCGTTGGCTTATTATGGAGCGACTACGGTGTATCGAAAGGCCTGGGCAGCCGGTATGCGCCTATAGCGTGCGACAAGTATATACCCTAATCATCGCGGCCACTAGTGTGGTGTTTGAACATCCAGTAATAGCCTTTCGCCCCTATACTGGCTGGGAACTTTCTGGCAACAAAAAGGTCCGAGAACGGACCTTGATTAACGTACATTGGACGGACGATTCTATGCCTGGTCCGCGAGTAGTCGCCCGTGGTTATCTACCAGGGCGTGTTCGTTTCCTAGCCTATCAGGAGCCGGTGCGATCAGTCCGACCGCCGCGAGCCAGAAGTGCCATCCGATGGCCAGATACATACGGTCGCCGTATCCATCGCCCGCCCTGAGGCGTTTGATGGCTGGCCTGGTGATGCCCAGGCGCATAGCTGCGGCCTCCTCAAACCGCAGCCGCTCATCCTCGATCAGCTCAGCTTGAGAAGGCACGCTCACGTGAACATCAGCCAGTACAGGACCATAACAATCACGATGGTTTGGCAGATTGTCTCTGTAGACTTATCGGTGATCATCACTCGCCCTCCGTCTTGTCGTAGCGCACCAAAGCATAGCGCGGCTCACGCAGCAGGCCGTTGGTGGATTCGCCGAGTGCGTGGACTTCGATGATTGAGCCGATGCCGCCATCTTTGGTGCTCTTGTCATCCCAGATGTCCTGGCGCTGTTTGGTAGTCAGCTTGCCTCCGCCCACCAGCTGCGGCTTGCCCTTGTAGGTGCATTCGTAGGCGCCGAGCATGCCCAGAAACTTGCCCTTGCCTTCCACCAGGCCTGTGACCTTCAGATCAGCAGTAAACAGAGCCTTATCCTTGATGTTGAACCCGTCAGAGCCACCACCGGCGATCCACGCGCCGTGTCGAGCTTTGCGCATGAAGCCGTCGATGGCGAACACGCATTTGTGAACGTCTTGCTGGACTTCGACGTGGGCGACGCATGCCGCTTTCGTATTGGCGGTGAAGGCCACGTCGAACAGGTTGCCGAATGCGAAGGTGCGAAAGGCAAACAGAAGTTCTGCAAGTCGCTCTTGACGGCTTTCATAGCACATGGAGTAGGTGCCGGCGATGAAGTTCTGCAAAGGCACCCAATCAAACATGATGGCCTTCAGCAGTCGCGCATCGTCAGCTTCATAGCCGCGACGGAAATCACCGTTCATTACGCTGTGGATTGCGTCCGGTCGCCATGCCTCAGCGAATACGACATAGTTGTCGAGGGCCAGGGCCTCCATCGCACGCAGTTGGCGATCCATAGCGCCCGCGACCTGCTCGCCTTGTCGGGAGAAGGCGTAGGCACGGCCTGAAGCCTTGATCAGGATGGCGTGACAACCGTCGTACTTAACCTGCCACAAGTCGTCGGTTCGGGCGTTGGCCTCTGCCAGCTTTCCACCAGACAAGTTGCGCGGCTCGATTGCCTTGTGGACCAGGTGCTTGCGGGGTGGCATCAAAAAGTTCATTCTTGTTCACTCTGAGGTCAAAGAAAAGCCCGGACAAACCGGGCTTTGTTTGGATGAGACTAGTTTAACCTGCCAGGCCCAGTTCCGCTACTGCTGATTCATAGCGCTCGTCAGTTGACTTGATGAACACGCCGTTGTACATGACGCCTTTCCGGTCCTTGATCTCACCATAGGAGTGTTCCAGACAGGCGTTGATGTCGAAGCCGTGACGACGTGCCGCGATGGTCAGCAGGAAGGCCAGGTGGCCCAGCTCTTCAAGTGCCTTTTCATCCTGGCCTTTGGCAAGCGCATCGCCGATGGCGCCAAGCACAACGAACAGCATCAGGTCCGCGTTGGGGTGGACATACGACGTATCAGCAACAGTCGCGGCCAGCATCAGCGCTTCGATATCATGGCCCAGTTGCTTGGCCATGATAGTACACACCACGAATGCGTCGCCGAGGCCGTCCAGAATTTCCTTGCGGTCGCCGGTGACGACGCCCAACGCCCATTCACTCAGCTCGCTGGACAACTTGAAGAACTGGTCCTTGGCAGTCGCGCCACCGATGATGTTGCGGGCGATGCCCCAGGCCACGATGAGTTCCAGGATTGCTGCGTTCAGGATAGAGCCCATTATTTCATTTCCTTATTCGGATTGGAGATTTGGTTGTAAGAGGATTCGCAGGCCGTGCCGCGAATTATGGCTTGGTCAGCCGTTCTTGCCATAATGCCCGCTGCGTCGTCAGCCAGCTTGAACAACTCGGCATACATTCCGGCTGCCTTGGTAGCTGCTTTGCTTGCGTCGGTAGCGCACGCACTGAGGCGACTTTGACTAGCGACCAATCGGGCGTAGGCGTCGTCTGATGCGCGCTGCAGGACGCTAGAACGCTTGTCAGAAGCATCAGCGTCAGCACGCGCAACGTCGATTGCGATCTGGCCATGTTCGGATACCTTTGCTAGGAAAAAGTCATTACCATCTTGAATCGCCTTCTGATCGGCTTGCACCTTTACAGTCGCGGCGAGGTCATCGATGATATGGGCGTCCCACTTCTTTTGCCAGTCAGCACCGGTCAACCGAGCGCTAATCTGCCAGCTGGCAGATGAAGCTGCGATAGCCACGATACCAAGGAAAATGAGCATGGGGTTCATAATCACCTCGAAAAGAAAGCCGTCACGAATGACGGCTCAGGTTATTGGATCAGATCAGAACGAGCCAGCTTCTTGCGGCTCACCGACATCGCCAGCAGCCGGGGTGTCGGCCTTGGAGAAGTCAGCCTTGGCTTCACCAGAGTGGACGATTTTGTAGAACTCTTTGGCCGCGTCGAAGTGGGCACGGTTGAGAACCATGCCGTCCAGCTCAAAGTTGATCGCTGACCAGCTGCCTTTGTCGTTGGACATGCCGGTGGTGGTGACCTTGACCATGTTGGCGAAGGTCGGTGGCGTTTTCATGGTATCGCCGAACTTGACCTTTTTCTGGCTCAGGGCAGTCATCAGCTTTTTCGACGACTTGATCTGGGTGGAGGCCAGACCCAGGATGGCGGTGCCGAATTCGCCAGTTTCCGGGTTAACGGTCAGAACGTAGTGCGAACGGGTGTCAGCAAAGTAGTCGTTCTTTTTCTCGTTGACCGAGCCGTCTTCATTCGGCACATACATGCGACCTTCGACGGTGACCAGCTTGGTCGGATCCAGCTTCAGAGCTTCGACCTGGTCAACGGTGAATTCGCCTTTGTAGCCGCCGTCACCTTCACGACCGCCCCAGCAGATGAACGAGCGCTTGTAGTAGCAAGGGATGATGTACAGGCCCTTTTTGCCATCGAACAGCTCACCGGTGACGGTGTTGTAGAGCATGCCAGCCTTCGCGCCAGGGATGTATTCGGCGCTGTCTTCATCGACTTTCGGCGACATTTTCTGGAGGATTTGGATGAACGGGATTGCGAACGAATCCTGGTCAGCACCTTCCATGCCGGCGCCGTCGAAGTCGCTGGCATCCATGAAGCCAAGATCAGCGGCCAGCGCCAGATCTTTCTGTTCCTGGGTCACAACGCCCTTGCCTTCTTCAACAGTTTCGGCGGTTTTAGCAGCGGTTTTAGCAGTCATGTTCTAGTCTCTCTGTCTTAATAATCGGTTGGGCTTCAACCTGGGGATATAGTAACTGGTGATTCAGGCGACGTCTACTTCTTTTTCTTCACTACTGGACCTTTGATCTTGGCCTCTTTGAACTCGAACACGCCGATGCTCTCTGGCAAAGGTGCGCCCGCCGCGAGCTGTTCCTTCACAAAGGACAGAAGGGTTGCCGGGTGAACAGAGCGGTCGAGGTCCGCGCCGATGCCATTGCTCAGCAGCAGAGCTTGGGCCTTCTTGGCATCTTCCATCTCACCCTTGGTGAAGATCGCGATGACCTTGGTTTTGATGATGCCATCAAAGTTGTGCTCTTCAAGCCAGCGATATGCCTGTGGCTTGTTGGCCTCGCTGATGGAGGCGTTGACCTTTGGAAGGATGGAGCACACCGAGCCATCGGCCAGCTTGAACTCCATCATGTTGAGCTCAGTCATCAGCTCTGGCAAAGCGACACGGACGATGGCCTTGTACTTCTCTTGCTCTTCAGCAAGTTCGATGGTCAGGCGGTCCACTTCTTTGGCAAACCCGGTCGCAGTAGCACACAGATCAGTCAACCGTTGAAGACTGTCAGTGGATGCAGCCGCGCCCAAGTCTTCAAAGAAGTTGATGGGGGCTTCATCGGTCAAGTGACCAGTAACATCGGATGTCATAGTTTCAACTCCAGCTCTAGGTATGCTTTGAGGCGCCGGTCCCACTTCAACATCTTGACCGTGCCATGTTTTCGGAACACTTCGCCGGCACACAACGCGATGACCGTTGGGTCGCCGATTGCCAGCAGATAATCATTCGGCGTGAAGTCGGCCAATACCGTTTTCACCTGAACAATAACTTTATCCATGAACAGGAGGTCATCGAATTCATCAACGACCTCTTTCAACTGTCCGAATACTTTTGCCTTGCTGAGGTCCAAGGCTTGCATCAGCCTGCCCGCAGTCCTGTCAAGTCGTCGGACGTTATGTGGTACATATACAGTAGCCATCTGAGCCGTCCTTTTAGTGCGTGGGTTGATTATCCCTTATCCCGTAGAATAAGGGAAGCACTTTTAATCCAGAACGGCTGCGGCCACTGCGGACTTCATCATGTTCGACTTCTGGATGGATTCATCCAGCGTGTCCTCTGCGATAAAGTCGATGTACACAACCGTGTGCTTAGTGCCGATGCGGTGGTTGCGGTCCTCAGACTGCATTCGATGCTCGTTGTCGTTGGAGCACGACACGTACATGCTCAGAGTTGCGGCTGTCAACGTGATGCCGATGCCTGCCGCAGACGGGTTGCCGATGAACACCCGGATCTTGCCAGCTTGGAACTCATCGATGATTCGCTCACGTTCCTCCTTGCCAGTCTTGCCATAGTACAGGGCGGACGTTATGCCCAGATCGTCAAGGACGGCCTTGACCGCAAGAAGCTCCTGCTCATACATCGCCCACACGATGATCTGCGTGGTCTCATCGCGCTCCATCGCAATCTCAACCTGGTCCTTGAACGCTGCCATTCGCGGGTTGTCGCCTGGTGGCAGCAGAATAGGTTCGCCATGGATGTTGATGAAGCCGGATGTGACCTGCTTCATTTTGGTCCGGGCGGCGATGGCCTCAAACGACACGTCCTCCAGGTAGTCGTCATGCTCCATCAGGTAGCTGTATTCCATCTTCAGCTCGTTGTAAATCTTGCGCTGGTTCGGAGTAAGCTCAAAGTTGACCGTCTTGTAGACCTTTGCTGGCAGATCCAGACATTCAGCCTTTGTAACCCGGTAGCTATGCGGGGCTATAAGGGCGCGTAAGCGGTCTAGGTTACGGTACTGTGGGTTACCATCCTCGTCACGTGCAACGATCTGAGGCACGCCGTGGGCGCCCGTCTTGCGCATGATAGCGACCAGCTGAGGGTGGCCTGGCTCCAGCAGAACTGCAAACGTCGCGTTGAACGCCCGGAATGAAGTGGTGCCCAACAGACCTGGCTTGAGGAAGTTGAACTGCATGAACAAGTCAGTTGGAGCTTTGGTGATTGGTGATCCTGACAGGATGCGCCGAGCCGTTGCGAGCAGGCCCAACTTGCACACCTTCTTGGAGCGCTTGGCCTCTGGACTTTTGATCCGCGTCGATTCGTCAACGATGGCCATTACGTTGTAGGCGATCAGGAAGCGCTCAACAGCAGCATAGCCGTTTGGCGAATTGAGCGCTTCAACGTTGATGGTGAAGATTCGGAACGGCTCCTTGCCCGGCTCATAGTGGGTGCGATACATGCGCTCCACATCTTCTTTGGCCTTCTTGGTGGACGGGGTGCCGCGCCAGATGTAGCAAAGGCTGGGCACTTCAAGGTGCGTCGGAATCTCGCGGCGAACCCAGTTGGAGTGGACACCGTTTGGCGCGATGACCAAGACTGCGTTAATTTTGCCAGCAAGCCAGCAACGTTCAGCGTCTGCCAGCGCGAGCCAAGTTTTGCCTGTGCCCTGCTCCATGAGGAAGGCAAAATTGCGCTTCCCTTCGCAACGCTCAAGGCCTGTGATCTGGTGGCCCATCGGTTTGGTTTTCATTAAAGGGCTTCCAAAAATTCGATGATTTCATTTGGCGTGCCGTACACCAGCGCGGCACCCTCAATATCTGCTTTCGTGTACGTCTTGTCCAAGTCCATGAAAGGACGCAGCAAAAGGTACACGCGACCCACTCTCAGCAGTACGAATGCATTACCATTCCAGCCGGTACGCCATGAGCAAAGGAATCCCAGCTGACCCTTCTCAAACTTGCCCCTGAGCGGTATGGTCGTGGCACGGGCTGGCCAAGTCTCCAGGGCCTTCAGCTCAAGCCAAAAGACGGCCCCGTCACGGTTGATCGCGATGACGTCAGGCATGGCTTCTCCGACCATGTTCTCAATCCTGTTAAGGTCCAGGCGACCTTCGGCGTGCTTCTTGAAAGCGTCATACGCCTTCTGTTCTTTGAACCTAGCCATCGATGCCGATCCTTTTGATGTTCTTGATGATGTACATGTCGAGGCCGCTCAGTTTCCAGCCGCGAATAAGGAACCACGCGCCATTCGGAGCGTTCTCAGCAATATCCTTGCCCATCGCCTTGAAGTTGGCCGGACGGATTCGGAATCGCATAGGACTGTCTGTGCTGTCATCGACCATCATAAGGTCGATGAATTGCGAGTCGCCCTTGAAGACTTTGCCACCGCGTTTCTTGATTCGGATTGGCTCGTTTTCATCGGCCAAAACTTTCTTGGTCAGCTTGGCGATCACGATGCCGTCATCACCGTCTTTGGTCTCCTTCATGCCGATGATCTTTTGGCCGTTGAGGACGTTTAGCAGGCGAGGGTTGTCATAGTAGTGCTGGAAAAGCGTGTGGGCAGGCGACAGGTCTGAATACTGAATCTCAGAGTTGGCCAGCTTCAACTTTTGCTTCTCGGTCAGCGTGCCGGCCTTTCGGGCCTCGACATATCGCATGGCAGTCACAGGACCATAGCCCTTGGCATTCATGATTCCGCCGATCAGTCGGCCATCTGCCACCTTCCAGTTCATGTCAGAGAATTCTGGATCGATGGGCGTGTATCCAATACCCTCCTTGGCGAACTCCCGAAGGATCGCGACAACCTGGTTGTCATCCTTCGCCGAGCGCAAGCACGCAGCAGCAAACTCAAGCGGGTGATAGCACTTCATCCACAAGGTCCAGTATGTAACGATGGCATACGACACAGAGTGGGACTTGTTGAAGCCCCAAGCGCCGAACGTCATCATGTCATTCCAGATCTTCGCGGCGATGGTCTCATCAACGCCATTAGTGGCCGCGCCGACGATGAACTCACTACGCAACTGGTTGAAGAACTCTTCACCTTTCCGACCGCTGATGGCCTTACGGATAAAGGAAGTCTTTACCCAGTCAAAGTTGCCAATCTCCTTCACCACCTGCATGATCTGCTCTTGGTAAAGGAACACGCCGAAGGTGTTGCCCAGGTACTTCTCCATCAGCGGGTGGTCGTATGTAATCTGCTCCTTGCCAGACGCACGGACGATGTATTTCTGCGCCATGCCGGACGAAAGCGGACCTGGACGGGCGAGGGCCGTCAGGTTGTCGATCTTTGAGAAGCTATCGACGTTAACCGAGCGCGTGACAGATCGAACGGCATCGCCTTCAAATTGGAATATGCCGCTGACCTTGTCATCATTCAGAATCTTCAGAACGGCAGGATCATCCATCTTCAGCGCGTACAGCTCATCGGCTGAGGTCACGCCAGAGTCGTCGATCACGCCAAGAGTCCGCAGCCCCAGGGCGTCGATCTTGAGCAGGTTGAGATACTCAGAGTCAGGCTTATCGAGTTGGGCAACGCCTTCAGCGTTCACGGTGCAATAGTCTGTGA